AAGGAGAATAACCTTGGAAGGTTGTGCGTGTGAAAGAGTTGCTTGTGTTGGACCAAGTGGCGGGCCACGGCTGGACCCCAACGCTGCCGCCATAGTTGTCGGTGGGGCGCGCGAAGCCGGTGAATGGATTGGACGCAACAGGCGTGCCGCTGACGCTGGCGGGCGTACCGGCCCCAGCCGAAGCGTTGAGCGCGGATACGGAAAAGTTATAGGTCGTGCCGTTGGTCAGGCCGGTGATGGTCGCGCTAGTGCCAGCAGCGGAGACAGTCACCTCACTACCGCTATCCGCCACATAGACGATCTCATAGCCCGTCACTGCGCTGCTTCCTGCGGATGACGGGGCTGTCCATGCGAGCGCGACCTGTGCGTTGCCGGGAGTGGCCGTCAGGCCGGTCGGCGCGCCGGGGGGAGTGAGCGGGGTCACGCCGCCAAGCTGCACGAAGTAGCCGTACTCCTGCGAGGACACAGACGCACCGGCTTCGATAGCCTGCGCGAGCGTCAGCCCGCCGCCCTTGAATCCGTAGTTTGCCTTTGGCATCAGGTCACCAGTTCGTAACCAACAAACAGGGTTAGGGCCGCAGAGGTTGCCGCTTGATTGAAGAGCAAACTGTCGCCTGCTTCCAGATACAGGGCGTCATCGACCGTTGTTGCGTTGAACAGATTGCGGAGCGGGACGGTCACGCCCGTGTGCAGGAAGAAGTCAACGCTACTGCGACGGATGTAAAGATTAAACGTCTGTGCCGCAGCGGTGTTGTTGGCTACATAGATGGTTCGCACCCTCATGACAGAGTCCGCTGGGCAGGTCAGCACCGTCTGGACGGCTGCGTTGGCGGGCTTGATCATCTGCATCTTGGCTTCGACCTTTGCGGGTCGTGCGAGATCGGGGGCAGGCATTATTTGCTCCAGTAAAACGGCAATGTGTCAGCGAAATAAAACGGGACGAGTGCATTAGATGGAGGAAGGTGTGTAGTGATCGCATCGAGGGTGGCGAGTCCTGTCCACAGTCCAACGAAAGGATTGAGTCCAAGCCTCCCGTCCTCCTCTGGGTCGCCGTCAAGCTGAAAGCAGCCGCTTCGGTTGGAAGGATTGGGTTTAGCTTCGCCGTCGAGCGCGAACTTTCTACTCGGCTTCATCAACTGAATTCCTTGTAGAAGATGTTGACCGCCAGCACATTGGCAACGCTGGGAGTGACATAGATCGACTGCCCCTCCATGAGCGTCACGCCGTTGTTTTTAGTGATGACTGCGAGCGTCGAGTTGAGCGCGATGTTGACGGTTGAAGCGATCCGGTACGCGGTTCCAGTATTGGTCGCATTTCGGTACAGCGTGACCGTAATCGTTGACCCAGATGAGGCAGAGACGTTCGCCGCCCACAAGCCATCAATCTGCATCAACTTGCCGCTTCCAGCAGGGTTGGAGAGAAGCTGTGTTTCAGCGGTGGTGGTCAGCAGTACAGAGTTATTTGCCGCCGTGACGGTGGTGGCTGTGTTGAGGTTAGGGTTTGCCATGAGTGTTTTCAGTTAAGGGCAAATATCAAAGCACGCGACGAGGCAGACGGCTTGTTGGTCAGGTCGTTGTAATTGCCGCTTGTGGCGACGGCGGATAAACCGCTTACGGATGCAGCGGCGATTGTCGCTGCGGTTGTCAGCACACCGCTGGCCCCGGTGACAACTATCTGGCCGCTGGTCGAGCCGATGGCCCCGGCGTTGGTGATGTTGCCGTGGACATGCGCTAGCGGCGAGCGGGCATCCGTCAGTCGAAAATCATTTGTCACCACCACAGCGTTTCCGGCAACGCTCAAGCTGCCGGGGATGCTGACGGCCCCCGCGTTGGTGCAGGAGATCATCGCTCCACCACCCGCGCTGCTGATCTGCATGCCGGGGGTTGCGGTGGCGTCAGTCGCACCAAGGTAGACATACCCGCCCCCCTGCTGCCGTACACCGATGGGGTACAGGGCGTCAGTGGTCAGTCCAGCCGTGAACAGGCTTCTGCCGCCGGTGGAGATATGCGTGGTGCCTGTTACAGCACCCTGTGCCGTGAGCGCACCTGAAAGAGTGGTGATGCCAGTGCTGTCGATCCGCAGACGCTCGACGCCGCTAGCGGAAACGGCAATTGTTCCTGCGGCAGGGAACCACAGCCCTGTGCCACCGTCGCTGCTGGAGGCTATACACGGCTGCGTTGCGCTGCCGCTGGGGGCAACATAGAAGGCCACATTAGTGACGCGCGCCCGTTCCGATCCCGCAGCGAAGAACTGAAGCACATCAAACTGATGGTTGTATTGGACGCGACCGCTGGTATTGCTATCGGTATCGCCAAACAACAAAGCCCCGGTGCTGGTGTTGGCAGAGGTCACCAAGAGTTGCGGTGCAGCAGCAGTGTCGGACACATGCAACTTGGTTGTTGGCGCAGTCGTGCCGATGCCGACAGAGCCGGGTGTAGTGAGTGTCGTGTCGGTCGCACTCAGGGCAATGATATTGTTCACCAGAAGGCGAATGGTTCCCGCACCCGCTTGAGTGAAGGCCATGATTCCGCCGGACGCATAGTTCGTGGCGTAAAGTGTCGTTCCCAATTGCGACAACTGCCCAGCGTTTGCGCCAGAAGTTACGTTAATGGACGCACTGCCCGCGCTTGTGCTGGTGACGGCGACAATCCGGTCGCCTGTCGCAGACACAGTCAGGTTGCCGGTCATGGTGTCGCCAGCCGTGTTGACGTACCTCACATCGGCGTCGGCTTGCGTTATTCCAGAGCCAGAGCCGCCCGTGCCAACTTGCCAAGTGCCGTCGCCACGAAGGAACGTAGTGCTATCCGCTATTCCAGTACCTAACCGGGCAGCGGCAATGACGCCGCTGGTGATGTCCGATGCAGCATGGACATGCGTCAGAGGGGTGCGAGCATCCGACAAGCGGGCATCATTCCCCTGACATGCAGTGCTTGCTGCCGTGCCGTAAGTTACGCTTACCGTCCCGCTGGATACCCCAAGCCCGGTGCCAACTATCACACCACCCAGCGTTGTAGTCGTTGCGTTGGGCAGCGTGTACGCCGCTGGAATCGTTGGCTTGTTGGAAAGGTCGTTGTAGCTTCCTGTGGTGGCTACCGTAGCAAGGCCAGACACGCTCGATGCGGAAATCTGCGCGGCGGTTGTCAGCGCGCCGCTGGTGCCCGTAACAACAATCTGTCCACTCGTTGTCCCAATTGAACCGGCGTTGGTGATGTTTCCGTGCGTGTGCGAACTAGGCGTGCGGGCGTCAGACAGACGGCTGTCGGTGGTGAGGACTACTGATGCCGGGAGCCGTGCGGCAGACAAAGTGCCTGTGGTTAGCAGGCTGGCATCGACAGTGGGTGGTGCAACCGTGGTCACCGCGCTCGCAAAATCGCTGATGTTCGCCGCGACATGCGAGTGAGACTGTGCCGCGTAGCTGCCAGCTGCCTGCTTGCCCGCAAGTGCGGCAGTCAGTCCGGCCACCTCCGAGATGCCGGGGTTGGAAGACAGATAAGGCAGATCGTTGTATCGCTGCGTACCGTTGCCGACCTTTATGCGGTATGTGTTCGCATCGACATACTCAACGTAAATCTGCCCAGCCAACGGAAGTTCGTTGGCGGCGGCGAGCGCAGCAGCTGTCCCGCGTCGTTGCTGTTGTCGTGCCATTAGGTAGCGGCCCTACGCTGTGCGTACTCTGACGAGAGAGTTGCCCGATACTGCCCATAGGAAAGCATGAGTGTGGTGAGGTCTTCGATGCTGCTCACGGCGTGAACGCCACCGTTCTTATCAATCACGGGGGGAATGGGCGCACCAAGGGCTGCTGCTTCTTTTGCCAAGACAAAGTTGCCGGTGAGCAACGTCACGTCAGGATCGCTAAGGCCCAGCACGTAGCCGCCATCCGCCGTGTACCCGGCGTCGAGCTTGGTCTGAAACCACGCATCCACTTCGCGCATTGCCGTCGCCCGGTCAATCGCCGCCTTCTTGGCAGGGTCCACAGTAACGATGCCCATCAGTTATTCTCCTGTTCGGCCCGCTCTGCAAACCACGCATCGGCCCCAATGCCGATACCGTCTGGCTGTGAAAAGTCAGCCGTCCACGCATCGCGGTACGTGCGATCCTCTGGTAGATCGCTCGCGTTGACGATCAGATAAGGCACTCCAGCAGGAACGTCCTTGCGAGCGATCTCGCTCACGGGCAATCCGCAGTCCGCGCACGGGTATACAACGGCCAGCGAGCCATCGCACGGGTAAACAATCAGCTGGTTCATTTGGCTACCGTATTGCAATTAGGTGAATCTGAGAGGCGTCAAAAGCGGCGGGGTTTGCAGCAGTAGTGCCAAGGGTGACCGCCTGCACTTGGACTGAACTCGCGGCAACACTGGTGATGCGGACAACACCAGTCACACATGTTCCAGCCACGGCGTAAGTGGCATCCGGCATCGCGGCCGAGAAGTTAATGATGTATGTGCCAACGCCAGACCGCGTGACGCTGGACACATTGCCCGCGTTGCGAACAGTGACGGGCGAGGTGCTGGTAAGAACTACCTGCCCGATCCAGCTACCTGTTGAGGCGGGGACCGAAACCCATGCGGAGCCGTTCCATCGGAAGTGCGTGTTGTCGCCCGGCGATGTGTAGTTCGTCCGGTTTTCTGTTCCGATTGTGTAGTTCGCCGGAAAGGTCAGTGTGTTTCCGTACCCAGACTCAAGCGTCTGAATCCTGCTGCGAGTAGATGCGTCATCGAGAAGACTGCCCCATACTCCAACGTATCGCTGGCAGATGAGATGCTGATTGGCAATCGTCTGCGACCCACCACCAGTCCCATCGAAGTTGATCCACGCCCTGCCCATGTAGGCAGATCGCAGTTCAGTGCTGATCGAGGTTCCGGGGAAGTTGGCGTACAGCGTTCCGTCTTCACCTAGCCGCAGTCGCTCATAACCATCGTTTGAGAATCCGATGGTGTTCGCGGCAGGGAAGAACATCCCGGTGTTGGTATCGCCAATGTTCGTGATAGATGGTGCAGCAGCCGTGCCGTCCGCAAACTTGGCCGGACCAGTGAACGAGGCGTCTACGGTTGAGGTCAGCGCACCAATGGCAGAGCAAGCGGCGGCGGAGTCAGCGGCGGCAAGCACACCACGCATGAAACCCGTGCATGGTATTTCCTCAACAACGCCAGTCCCGGCAGTGGCACGGCCAAGCAAACGGTCGGCTGTCACCGGCTGAATCTTTGGGTAGGTCACCGCGCCGTTGAACAGTTTGGGCGTTGTGACCATCCCGTCGCCGGGAGGCCCGCCACCGATGCCTGCAATCTGCCCAGCGGTAGCCTTGAATGTCTGGGTGAGTGCCTCATCAACGATGGGCAGGATATCGCCCGGTTGTACAGACGAGAGCGGCGGCAGTTCGCTGATCTTTACGGCATCTGGCATGAGCTAAATCCTTGTGACTAAAGCGAGCGGCCTGTCGGGCGTTGCGGCTTGGGCTGGGGCTGCATGGGCTGCGTAGGCGGCGACATGCCACCAAACGTAGCTTCCATGTTGGCGCGGGCTTGGTCGCGCATCTGCTCAAGCTGCTGCATGGTGGCTTCGTCCGTTGTCTGCGGCGGCGTACTACTGCCGCCAAACATCTTGTTCAGACCGTAAGCACCAACAGCAGCGGGGACAATCCATGGCGAGTTGCGGATCACGAAATCCATGGGCTTCGTGATTGCCCCGGTGTTCATCCCTTCAAGCCCGCGAGCCTTCATGAACGCATCAACCCGGCTGGTCACTGGTCGATACGGTCCAGCAGCAGAAGTCTCCGTGGGTGTCGGCGGCGGCAGCGTGGGACCGCCTACTGGTTCAGGTTCCATGCCAGCGGTGCTAGTCCACGGGTTCTTGGGCTGCGGCCTATTGCCGGGACCGTAGGACAAATCATCCCCCGTCAGGCCAGCAAGTATCCCAGACTGCGGAGTGGCAGGCGGCGTAAATGTGTCTGGAAGCGTGACGCTCATCGGCGTCACGGACTGCTCCGGTGCGTAGTCGAGCGCACCAAGTGCTTGCAGAATCTGGTCAGCGGTCATGCCGCCAAGCGGGTCTACTGGCGCGGGCATGGATGGAGCAGCCGCATCAGAGACAACAGCTGGTGATGGCATTGGCGACGGCGTAGCAGCAGCGGCAAGTCGGCCCATGTCCATCGCTGGCGGTTCGCTAGGCTCTCCCATGATGCCTGCCGGAAGCATCTCTTCTGAGTCCGCGTATCGCAGAGCGTCTTCGCGTGTCAGGCCGTAACGCTGAAGCGCACCCAGAGGGCCGGGGATCGGGTCGTTGACGGCATCGAGGTCAGACTGCGTGATGCCCATCGCACCGGGGATAGGATCGTTGGGGTCAGTCGGCACCGGACGCTGCGGCGGAGCGGCAGCTGGAGGAGTGGCAGCAGCAGGTGGGGTAGTTGCAGCGGCTGCTTGCTTTGGCGGCGCAGCAGGTTGCCTGCCCTTGCTCTTGCCCTTGCTTGTTTGCTTATCCAGTGTATTAAGGGTCAGCTGAAGATCGTCCGCAGTCCAGCCGCCGATGTCAGAAGCAGGGAACCCACCGGCAGTGAGCCTCTGCTTGTCGGCGTCAGACAGACTCTCATACGGAGTGGGGCCAAGAGTGCCGCTGTCCGCAGTGCTGGATGCAGGCATCGTGGTGCCTTCCATCTTCTCCGGAGCAGCGTCAGGCTGCTTGTTGCGAATCCCGCTCTTTTTACCCGGGTACAGTTCGCCGTGGATGGTGCTGGCCAGCCCCTTGGTGGTGCCGTCGCTCTTCTCCAGCAGGCTGTCCCAAAACGCGGAAAGCTCGGGATCGCCCTTCTCGTCAATGGCGACCTGCAAGCCAGACAGGTTCTGGACGTTGCCGTCGTAATCAGCCAAGAACGTCTTGCCGTCAGACGGCAGGCCGAATGTCTTGATGAACGCTTTGCGTACAGATGCTTGTGACATTGGTCAGGCCAGTAAGGCTCTCATAGGGGAGTTGGCGGGCATCCTGTATATGGACCCTTGATCCTCTAAACCGGGCTTGCCAAGCAGTTCGCGGAGCTTTTGCACTTGGCTTTTTGCTTTGTCGGACGGCTTCTCGCCCTTGAACGGATGACGCTCGGGAGCCTCTACATCCGGCCGATCCACAGCGCGCGGGCCGTAGATCGGATACCGCATGTGATAATCGACTGCGGTAGGCCGATAGACGGGCGTGGCGGAGGTTCTCTCCTCAACCGCCTGCTTCATCATTTTCTGGAATGACGGGCTTGGCAGCATCACCATCTGGGAATACTGATGAGCGGTAGTTCCTGCGCTTTCCGTGAAAGGATTCGGCTGGTCCGGCGCGGCTTCGATAGAGCGTCGAATAAGCGGCAGCACTCGATCAAAAAACTTGGGGTCTGTGACCTTCAGCCTTGACTCGATTAGGCCGGTGATGAACTCCGCACTGGGAAGCTGCTTCGGATAGACGATCTTGCCGTTGTCATCCATGTCGGCAAACCGCATCCGCCACCATGGAAACATCGAGTCCATGTCGATGGTCGAGGTGTTGTCGGCGGCTAAGTGTACGGGCGCACCCTGCTCGGTCAAAGCAGTTTGGGGGGCGGTCAGTTCGTAGAGACGCTGTAGGGCGCGTGTCGCCTGCCCCTTGTTTCGATAGTCAACTGTGCGGGCCACGTTTGGGACGCCGGACTTGCGGTCTTTAGCCGTCCAATAGTTTGGGTCCGTGCCTTTCCGCAGCTGCTGATCCTTCGGCAGTACCCGCACTTCACCTGCGTAGGCGAGCCGCCCGCTGCGCAGCAGCCGCCGTACTGCGTCCGGCTTCGCGCCAGCTGCCTTGGCAAGCTCCTCTAAGGTTTTGTCGCCCTTGGCCGCAGCCTCAAGAATGCGAGCCTGTGCGGGGGTTGGCTTGCGGGCGGGAGTAGCGTTCGTGCGTTTCAGCACAGGCGGCTCTTCCCCCGGCCGCACCTGCTGCGGGAGCCTCGCACCGGAGTCGTATTTCTTCTCGATGGCCTTGGCTTCTGCAATCTGGTCTCCAGCCAGAGCATTAAGAGCGCGCCTCTGGCCTTCCGTCAGCTTCTGCGTGGACGGGTCGGGGACTCGGGTTGCGATCTGTTTCTCGATCTGCTTGTCGGTCTTGCCTTTCGCACGAAGCTCTTCCGCTATCTGCGCTCGACGTTCTTCCGCAAGAGTATGCGGACCCTTCTCGTCCAGCGGCGATTGATCATCGATCTTAAACTCTTTGTATCTCTTGCTGGACTTAACCAACTCACCGCCTTTGCTCATCTTGTCCGGCAGTGCCATCACAGAACTGTCGCGCTTTATCAGTGGCAATCGCTCTGCCGATGTCTGGCGAGCTAAGTCCGCCTCTTCTTCGCGAACACGGGCGCGACCACCAGCCAGAGCCAGATCGTTGGTCAGCTTCTTTTCCTTGGGCACGTCCGCCAGACCGCTTTGACGAAGCGACTCAAACTCAGGAGGGTTGCCAGCACGGCGCAGGATCATGTCTCGCGTCTGCGGCTTGATAGCCAGCAGGGCCGCAGCAACGTCGGCCGACACGGCAGGCGACCCACCGTCGCCACCACGCATCTCGCGAGCCACGGTAGAGACATGCTCGGCCAGAGGATCAAGAGATGTCCTGTCCTCGCCAAGCGAGTCTTCAGCCTTCTTGAAGCGGGCGATCAGGTCGAAGCCAGCCTTCTCGACAATTTCCGGTTCGCGGATGCCGACCTGCTCGACCACCTTGCCTTTGGGCGCACGCCCAAGCACCTCCGCCTCAAGACTGCTCATGTCCGATGGAAGCGGATCGCCCTCGGACACAAACTTCTTGTCTACGCCGACATTCTGGTCGTACCCTTTCGGCACTCGCAGCGTGTCGAACTTGCGAGACGCTTGAAGCTGTCGGATTACGGACTCGGCCATTACTTGGCTTTCTTCTTCGGAGCTTTCTTGTCAGCCACCTTGGACTCGATAGATTCCATGGCTTCCTCGCTCATGTCTTCGTCATCCATTTCGACGGGGGCCGGTGCGCCTTTCTTCTCTTCGGCCAAGTCGGCCAGCTTTTCACGCTCTTCATCAGCCTCTTCCGTGGCATCGTCCTTCTCGACGGCGGGCTTCTGACCGCGCTTGTGCATGGGGAGCGAGCGTTCCTTTTCGGTCAGGATCGCGTCCTCCAGCATTTCAACCAGCGCGCTCTTCGTGAACTTCTTGAATGGATTCTTTCCGAGATCGATCTGCATATTGCACCTCAAATTAAGCCGCCAAGGATTTCAGTCTTCCGCCGCTCCGCCGCGATAGCCTCTTTGATCTTGCGTTCGTAGTCACCAAGGTTCACGTCAACGAATCGCTTGTAAGCCGACATGCGTTCGCGGTTGAGCGTCTGGTCGCGGTCGAGCAACAGGTCTCGCACCCATCCGCGCTCGCCAGAGAGACGCTCTTGGAACTGGAGGTCAGCAGACGCGGTGTCGGAAAACTTGTTGAGTTGTTCTTGCTGGGCCTGCGCGTACGCCTTGCTGGCTTCGGAGTCGCCCATGATCCCGGCCCGGTACGCCTGCATCTTCCCGCCAGCCGCAACACCCTTACCGGCCTGCTGCCCAAACTGGCGAGTGTCGCCCTGATACGCGGCCTGAGCCATCGACTCGTTGCGCGCGACGTTGAAGTTTTGCGGATCGCGCTTGATCGGCCCGGTGAACGTGGTCGAGTACGTGTTGTTGGTACGGTACTGCGTGGCCGGGTTTGTTGATGGAGTGGATGAGAACATTACAACAGACTCCCGATCATGCGCATGATCATGGCGGTACGCTTGGCCTGTTCGTTTCGCTTCTCGGTCTCAAACATCTGACTGCCGTCCTTGATCCCCTCCGTGTAGCGCGTCGAGGTATCAACGTCGAAGATGTCCTTGAACATGTCCATGTTGAAGCGGTCGGTGGCATTCTGCCGCTGCGCGAGGATGTCTTCGCTGAGTGACTTCTCTGCCTGCTTGCGGTAGTCGGTGTTGAACTGGTCGGTCCCGCGAGTCAGAGCGTTGGAGCTTGTGTCGGTCAGTGCGCGGGCAAAGGCACTGCGGGACTGGTCGCCAGCGGTGCGACGATTGGATGTGTATGGTGCGGTGACATTGGCGATCTGCTTCCGCTGGCCAGCGTCAATCGGCGGCGCAGTCGAGATAATCGACTGATAGCCACCAGCGGGAACGGCCACCTTGGAAGGCCCAACTGATGGGAAGCGTGGGTTGGTGTAGCCTGCGACCGGGCCGCGCCCAGCGGGTGGCGGATCAGGCGGCTTGCCGCCTTTGTATGGCTTCCAGTCGCCTACTTGAGGAGGTGGGGGCATGAACAAAACCGTGGCTATGTGTAGCGCAGCGTGTCTCTATCCATCGTTTCTGGTCAGCGGCTGCAAAAATCGGCACCTAATCGTCAGTCCACCCGTATAGAAAAAGGAACGGCCCTGCTGGACCGTTGTTCGTGGCGTTGATTCGGCGCGCACCAACCGTCGCGCCTGTGCCATCGGTCAGCCAGACCTTGACTTGGTTGGCAAACATGGGGTGAATCAGTCGCAGCTTGATCACGGTGCCCTGCGGGGTCTCTTCCACGGCCCCCTCCATAAATCCCTGCGGCTCGATCTCGACTCGGATGGGAACCGCTTCAACCTCTCCGGTAGCAGGATTCAAGCGAGCATGCTGGCCACCGGCATTCTTAACATTCAGCGTCACACCAGCCTGAGCCACTTCGTTCGCTGTTGAGGTGGATACTGAAACAAACGGCCCGCCGCTCACGTTCGGGGTAGAGAGAGTGGGATTTGCTGAAGCAGGCTGGCTGTCTTGGTACGGGTGCGGCGAGGTGCGAGGGGTGAACTGGGAAGCCGTGTTGCGAATGCGACTGCGGAACGGGTCATCGGTTGGGTAGTCGAGGTTCGTCAGCAGGTAACGCCGGGTGTCCGCATCGACCATCCGCATGCGGTCGGCGGGCGTGGCATCGGCAAGCTGGCGACCAATGTTGGTTCGTCCAGTGGCTACGTTGCCCAGAGCGTTGGCAATCACCTTGGCGGCGGCGGGCGTGAGTCCACCGTCGATCAGGCTCTTCTCGATGTCACTCGCCATCTTCGGCCACTCCGTTGATGGTCAGCGTGTGCATGACAAACGGCTGTCCAGTCTTGATGCTTTTGTCTGGTGCCCAGTAGTTCGTGCGCTTCCACTGACTGGCCTGCTCGGGCCGTGCGTAGAGTTCGACCTGTAGGTGCTGGTCTTCCCCAGTCAGGTCGGTGTGAACGCGGCTGGCAAACTTGGCCTTTGCCACGCCGGTCGAGAAGCCACGGGTGGTAGCCGTGCGGCTGGTGTTGAGAGCCGTGCTGGCACTGTCTTGTCTGTGAATGAATCCACCCGGCCCGCCACGGTCTCGCCGCATGATGTTGGGCCGCATCTCGGACCTGCCGTTAAATCGCTCGATCACCTCGATGGTCTTGTCACCGTCTGTTGGCGTGTAAACGAGCGTGACAGAGCGATCCACCAAGCCGTCGCCGCCGCGTGAGTTGTCTTCATTGGCCAGCTGCATGCAGCCAGAAACCATCCGGAACGGGACGTGTGTTCTGTACGGCTTTCGGAATGTGACCGTCAGCTGCGTGCCGCCGTTCTCCAGATAGTCAGATGGCGTGCCTGCCGCATTGGTGCGTGGCTCTCCATAGAAGATGGTTGCAGGTGTGCCATCAGGGTGCTGGAGGTACACGTCGCGACCGTCAATGCGAGACACGAAGGCATTCAATGGGATGTAGTCGCCAATCGCTTCCATTCCGAGCTCGACCGGCGGCGTTTCGGTGGTGATCTCTGCATTGGCCTGCGTGAGCAGCGTGCCGCCTGTTTCGTCGCACAGGAGGAAGTTGAACTCTCGCTCCAGCCCCGGCAGGGCAGGGGGGAGAAGCCGCACGAATGATTCTCCAGCCGCGACCGTGGTCTGCCGGTACACGCGAGGCGTGACGCCGAAGTTGGCGTACGCGACAGCCTGCGTCCCGCCATCTTCCGGTGCGCCGATGTCGAGCTTGATTGCCGTGTAGTCGGCCCCCTGTATGGCCCGGCCATTGAGTGCGGAGATGGTCTCGCCGTTTTCCGCTAGCAGGCCGATACCCCACGATGCGCCCCAGCCAGCGTTCTGAATGATCACATCGACCAGCCGTCCTTCGCTCACCACCCCCTGCACGGTGGCACCTTCGCAGTTGGGGCACGTAATCTTTGGGGCTTCGTAATACCCGGAGCCGCCTTCGGTCACGAAGCAGTCTGTGATCGGATCATTGGCGTGATCGCTATCGCTGTCGATCTCATACAGGTTGCCATCGACCGCCCCCAGCAGGATCGTGTTGATGCGAGCATCGCCGGGCCTTCCGGTGCAGGCGGCTGTCAGACTGTTTGGGTAGGACTCTGTCCACCACGTCTTGGCTTGGATGTCGTAGCACAACGCAATCGAAGGCGTGTCCGTGCCACTGGATTTCAGCGTGCAGAAGAACCTCAAAATGTGCGTGCGAGGATCAGCTTGCAGGAAGAAGGTTTCCCGCTTGCTGAAGTCCAGCAACTCGCTGACGAAGAAGTCTCTGATCGGAAGGCTGATATCAACCACCTCGCCCGTGCGAGCCATGGCGTAGATGCCGGATTCGTCTGCGGAGTAGAGGATGTTCTCATGGATATCCCAACAACGCTGATGCAGGCACCCGCGATGGCTCATCATCTGGATCGTGGCATCAACAGCCGGGTCGGTGTTGTAAGACAGGCTATAGGTGTGAGTGTGCTGCATGGCCAGCAGCATTGCGCCAAACGGAACCAGAGCGGTCAGCACGTCGGTGCTTTTCGTGTTGTTCTGGATGGGGAGTTCGTTCACGTCAGGCGTGGATTCAAACTCGTCAAATTCAGAGTAGTACAGCGTGTTCGCACCGTCGCCGCTGGTGGAGACTCCCATCCACAAACGATCTTGGAAGGCGACCGCCACCGACATGTCGCGGCGTGGCTTGCCGAAGCGGTACGCATTGACGGCTCCGTTCGGGAGAACGACAGGCATCGCGGCGTACGCTGGCCGGTCAGGGTCAAACAGTTCCTCGTCGGTCAGCGTGTCTGTGCCGACAATCTGCACGCCGTTCTCTACGGGGATGCCGTACGCTTCAACGCGATAGAACACAAGAGACTGGTCCGCGCTGGTACGCCATAGCTCGACCACGTCGGCCCGGGGAGGAGGAGCTACGCCGGTCAGCGACCACGTCAGCACAGAAGAACTGTCTCGCTCGTCGTTCGGCCCGGCGTCAACGTCGGTGATGGGCGACAGGTCGCTGTACGCAACCGGCTTTGTCAAATCGCGTACCGTAATAGTGATATCGGTGTTGGCTGGCAGGCTGGTGATCTCTTGATTGATCTCGACCTGCGTGCCGTTCACGCTCTTGATCCGTGCGTTGCGAGGCAGCTTGTTCGCTTCCAGCACCATTTCCGGTTCGATGCCTGACGCATCCGACAGGGTGAGCGTGGTGGCGGAATCGCCAAGCCGCCCTGTTACCGTCTTGATGATGGTCTCGCTCCTGTCCGCGAACCTGTACGCACACCTGTACTTGCCCCGCATTGCAGGACGCATGACGGGAGTTAGCTGCGCGGACTGTGCGCTGGTGTACAACTCTGGAGATGAGGTGTAGCCAGACCCGGGGTCGAGAATCTGAAGCGACTCAATCCGACCATCCACTACGGTTGGCTGCACAGACAAGCCGTATCCCGTGCCGCCGCCACGCACAGAAATGGTTGGGGCGGCGAAGTAGTTTCGCCCCTTGTTGAGGATCGTGATGGACGCTATCGAGCCTGTGCTGGCTGCCGAAAGCGTGCTGACAACCTCGGCTGTCCACGTAATGGTTTGGGCCGCGACAGCAGATGAAACCTCACCAGACTGCGCCCGCTTCAAGAGCGTGATCGAGCCAGTGGACCCGCTGGCGTAGCCGGACCCGGGGATAGAAACCTGTGCGGGCGTGACAAGAAAGCTGGGAGGTCCGTGAGGCGTGTTCGTGTCTGGCGTGTTGGCTCTCAATCGAAACTCAACAAAGCGATTGCCAGCTTCGTAGAGGCTATGGCCGCGCCGTACAGAGTCTTCGACAACAGCAGTGTTGTAGTCCGTGTACTGGGCGTACGCATTAGCCTGATAGATGCGAAACGCAAACAAGGTTGCGTTCTGCCATCCGCTGCCGGGGTCGGTGATCGTCACTGCTCCAGCGTCGAGCGTTCCGCCTTCCGGAACGATGTCCACGATGGGGCGCGGCACGTTGGTGCCCGGCACCCACCATCGGCGGCGATCCGCTTGTGCTTCCTTGACCGTGGTTGGAAGGCAGTTCGCTCCTTCTGCCACCCACGTCTCTGGGCATTCGCGTAGGTAGAGCTTCACCTCTGGTGCCACAGCGTCAGGGAGATCATCGTAGTCTTCGTAGACGGTCGCGAGTTTGGACAGCCCAAGGTTCTTTACGGTCTTCGCCCGGCGTGTGGGGCGCAGCCGGAACTTCAGCACCTTCGCGAAGCTCTCGGTTCCAGCGATAGGCTCGTTCGTTACCTCAACATCGGCGCGAGTCCACTGACTCAAGTCGTTGGAATACACGCCCGTGCAGAACCAGACGCTGATCTTTGAGTAGTCAGGCCAGTACACGTCGGCGCGCCGCCCGCCAACAGACCCAGAGAAGCCTCGGACGAAGCGAGAGCCGCTGGCCTGCAATCCGCCGTACCGTGCGTTCTCTGCACTTCCCTTGGTGTTGAAGTCAGACCCAGACCAAAACTCGCCATAGAGGTATGGCGAGTAGGTGCCGTTCTCGTTCTTGTTCCTCTGGAAGTTCTGGTTGGTCAGGGCGATAGACGAGTTGGATGCGGTGTTGAGACCGAAGCCAAGAGGAGTCGGACTGAACTCCAGCGTGGCCTGAGCGTCCTTACCAGAAGATGACGAGGCCAGCGGGATCGTGGCGTAAAACCTGCGGCGGGCAGAGTCATACTCGGCAGGTGCCTGAGCAATTGAAGCCGCCCTCTTGAAGGTGGCTTCGTAGTACGTGTTCGCAACAGGGGCGAACGTGCTATGCGACAGGGTGACCGTGCGAGCCGTGGTGTCCACGGCAGTCACCGTCACCGTGGTCGTGGTAAACGGCGCGGCACCGGGGTACACGGTTACGATGTCGCCAACGGAGATATTAGTCACGCTGGCGAGCGTCATCGTCGCGCCGCTGCTTGAAACCACCTTCTCTTTGGCGGCGACAGGCTGCGAGCGGTACAGAATGCTGTTGCCCGTTGTGCCGTTTGTCGCGCCGTAGGTCTCTGTCGAGATAGCCGCAGTTCCGGTAATCGTTCCGGAGTCCGTGTCAGAGAACCCCTCGATGGTTCTCGCACTTGCGCTTACGTTGCCCTTCGCACGAAAGCCCGTGCCTATCTTGGTGGACGATACAGCAATTGACGGAGTGGTCTTGTAGTTGGACCCACCATCAACAATGCTGACTCCAATGACGTTGCCGGATTGCACCAGTGCCTTCAGCTTGGCCGGGCGATCTGGGGTGCCACCAACAATCGTTAGCTCGGGTGGTTCGTAGTAAGACCCGCCACCGCTGCGAACATCGACGCCTTCGATAAAGAACCCGCCACCGGACGGCAGCACAGACGGGGCCGATGTCGGGGGGTCGAGGCCCATGTCCAACGCGACGTTGGCAAGGTCGGTGGGGCGGTAAATCTTCGGCCGCATGCCGTGGCCGAAGAACATGAACATCCTGCCGTGCCGGTCCTCCGACACGGACATGTTGGAGATGCTCGTCAGGCCATCGGGAGAAATGGGGAGCGTGGCAATGACGCGAGACTGGTATGCCTCGATCCGCCGGATCATCCACACGTACTCATACAGCGACTCTCTCGCAGCCAGCTGCGCCGCCGTTAGCTCCCGCTCGATCAGAACCTTCTGGAGCCACAGGAAGTCAGATGGATTGCCCAGTATGGTGGCCCGGCGGTAGATGCCGTAGATAGCTTCGTCATCGTACTTGCCGTAGATTTTCACCAGTCCCTTGCGGGCGATCAGCATGCCGGGGCGGCGGGCCTGCAAGTTGTTGAGCGTGCGAAGCTCACCCGGCCGCAGTAGATACTGCGAAGCATCTTCGTTGTATCCAAGCCACTGGCGTATTTTCATTCGATATCAGGCGCAAGTTGCGAGTGCCATCCCATCGAGCGGGGCGTTGGATAATGCGTGGAGATTGGGCGACCGGATCGCGGCGCAACAACGTCGTTTTCCATCGCAATGCGAAGGTCTCGGTTGAATGCAGCCATAGCCGCGTCCGCAGGCTTACCTGCCACGCGGGCGTACCACATCTCGCACGCACTAAGGATCGCGGTGTACATCTGCGGAGAGGCATCAACCGGATGCGTAATTGCGTACTTAGTCTTCGTCGGAAGCTCCAGCGCATCGCTGGTGTATAGCGTGCTGGCGTCAATAGTTTCGCCATTGTTAGATGTCCCTCCGACTACGCCGCCGTCAAGGGACACGTCGCTATAGCTGTCTGTGTGCGGGAACCCATGAGTCGGCATGACTGCGCCAACAACGAGCTTGGTGGGCGACAACCATGCTTCGATTCGTCGCTCGACCACATACGGCACAGTTGATCCCTGTGGGTCGGCATCCATCCCAGCTGCGCCGAAGCGAATGAAGGCACCTGCCGAATCCTGCGGGAAAGCAGTGCCGTCGCCAATAACCGTGGGGCGAGAACTTGGGAACGAGAGCGACACTGTGCCTTGTCGGCACAGCCGCTCGTAACCCATGTATTTGATCGGCGCGGGCCTAATGCGGTAGGAGTAGTGAACCACCGTTGCGTTGGTAGGCACTCCAACAAAGCGAATCTGATACCTGTTTGGGTCAGTATCAGACTTCATCACCGTGTAGTAGTACGGCTCCCCTGCGCCACGGGTGTTGATTTCAAGCCTCTGCCACTCCTGTGGCGTAAGGTAGCAGTGCAAAGTACCGACAGTGTTTGTGACGAGCGTGTCGATGTCTTTGAGATCGAGCGGCAGGTCGTAGTAGGTTTGGGGCTGGATGATGGCATCGCTGGCGGACTGGTTTGCTGCCACGTCCACCGTGACAGCATTCCCAGAGACAGATGCGATCCGCACGGGTGTTGGGAAGTACGATGCCGAGATGTTCACCATCCGCCCGGGGACAAAGCCTTCTGCGCTGGCGACGTTGATGACATTGCTACCAGCGGTGATCGTTCCCGGTGTGCTGATCTGGTTCGTCGTAAACGATCCCGTGCGTGTGTGCCATAGCCAATTCCGGCACTGCATGACTTCCCGCACGCCGTGGATGACAGCCTGCCGCACAGCGTGGTGTTCCCCGTCCTGCGCGCCGCCGCCAGTGGACGCGAGAATGTAGGCAACAATGTCCTGCGCAGTGTTCATCTGCCTTTTCTCTTGCGTCCGTATTTGCTGACTACCAACTCACGCAACTCACCCTTTTTCATGGTCGGGTGGAGCTTCTTCTCGACCCGCATCATTTCCCGCGTCAGACGCTCGCTAAGAGGTGCGGATTCTGGGCGTGGCTGCGGGATGCCTTGGTGCTGCACGGCCCCGGTCACTGTCAGGTTGCGCATCGCCGCAACCTTTTTCACTTCCGCAACGCTGTCGATCCACGCCCCCGGGTCGGCTGCGCCACGCTTGTCCGCTAGGCCAGAGCAATAGTATTTGCCGCTAGGGTTGATTCCGGCCTTTCTGGCGTCGGCAAGCATTTTCTTTGCCTGATCGGGCGGCATCTGGTCGAACTGCTCGTTGTTGTATCGGCCCTGCATCAGGGTTCTGTCGGTGCCCTTCACGCCGGGCGGCTGCTGGAGAGCGAACATCTCTGCCGCGCGAGGCTGCACGCCCGCCACGATCATTCTTCGATAGTGCGACTGCACGTCTGGTGCCGCCGCCTTGATGTCCCACGGAAGATCGTCGCTGTCCATCGAGGTACTCCCAAGCTCGCTTCAAGTCTTCAGCAGTGTCACCCAGCAGACCTATTGCCCGGTTACACGTACTGCACAACAAACCACGCACTTTGTGTGTGTCGTGGCAATGATCAACACACAGTCTTCCCGATGTGCAGCCGCATATCTGGCACTGCCCAGAACATCGAGCGTGCAAGGCGTCGTATTCCTCCGGAGTAACCCGGTAGCGGGTCCAGAGGTTGTGCTTGCGCTTCTGCTCGCGTGTCGGCATTACGCCTGCGGCTGGAGTTCACCGGGAACCTGTGGGAGCGGTGGCCCACCCGCCCCCTCCGCTGCCTGCTCCGGAGGGGAGGGGAGACCGGGCGGCGCAGGAGGGGGCGAGGGCGGGGGAGGAGGCGGAAGAAGGTATGGTGCGGAGTCGATGTCGAGGCTATCTGCCCAGTCTTTCATCAAGGCGTTGAAAGGCTCGGTCACGCCAGTGCCAGCAAGGTTCGACAGGATCGGGCCGAGTGTCTGCACCGCCATCTGCATCTGCTCGACACGCGAGGACTTGTTTGGCTTGCGTGCGCTGCCTGCCTCGACGCGATACAGAAGCTCGCGAGTCAGGCTCACCAAGTCCCGGCGGCTGATGAACTGTGCCCAGCCTGACGCGCCGATCATTCCAAGCACCGGGGCCACGTCCTGCGGCTCAAGCAACCAGCGAGCGGCCAGTGCTTCGCGGCGAGCGAGAAGACTCATACAGTCTTCCAACTCGTTCGCCATGTTGTCCGGACGAATACTGATGTTCTCGTTCTTGATCTGCGCTTCGGCGGCTGATCGGAAGGACTGGCGGGTCATACCGAATGCGAGTTCGGACAAACCCGTGCGCTTGGCAAACTCGTCCAAGATGGCGGAGATGATGTCCCACAAGTCCTTCGTGACTTGCGGCATCTGGAAGACAGAAACGATGTCTTCCACTCTGCGGCCAAGCAGTTCGGACAGTTCAATAATCTTGAACCCGCCCTCGCTGGGAGCAAGCAGCTGCTCCTTGATCGTCTCGTCCGCCGCTTTTTGAACCGCCACGATGGTTTCGCAGCTTGTTGCAATGCGTGTCGCAAGAAAGCTGAAGCACCAATTCAACAATCTCAACTCGCCAATCGCAGGCCGAATGTGGCTGACCGGCCACGCATACCCCGGCTTGCGGTGGAATGCCAGCATCGTGAACGGCCAGCCGTGTGGGTCGCAGAAGAATGGAATCGGCCACGCCACGCGAGTAAGCACGCTCGTCGGCACACCAAGCTGCGGATCGATCTCCTCCTGCATGACTGCGGGAGGAAGATTCAACGGGTACTCAACACCTTCGCAGATGACGAGATAGCAATACTTGCCAACCGTATCGAAGACGCCCTTGTTCTCTTTCGGGCTATCCTTGAACCTGTCGCCCATGCCCGTCTTCGACCAAATCTTGTAGAAGGTCACCAAGTGGTTGGTGGTGTCCTTCTTCTTCTTCCCCTGTGGCTCCTTCCGCAGCGAAGGGTTCTGGCCGTCGAGGTGCTTCTTCAAGTCCTCTGGCGGGATGCCGTAGGTTGCGGCCACCTCGTCCAGCGGGCGAACGCACTTGCGAGCGCACCACAGCATGTCATCTTCGTTGTCGAAATCAGGGTCGATCAGGAGGTTGTCCACCGAATCGTAGAACGAACCAACCATCCGCATCGGCGGAATGGACTGGTCGCCGGACGTGTCAACGGTGACAAGCTCGGTCCAGAAAATGCCCGCCCCCTTGATCATCGCCTCGTTCACAACCTTGCGGGCCTGACGCTTGAGATCGAGTTCCTGCGGGGTCCAGTTCAAGTAGGACTCGATTAGCTTCGCCGCCATGCCACGCTCTTCACGCTGCGCCTGCTCGGCCTTGACGGCTTGGATGATCTCCATCTGTTCGGGGCTGGGCATGCCGTCTGGGCCAAGCGGCTGGTCGAGGCCCATCTGCGAGAGAGGCAGGTCGGGCGGCTGCATCACTGTGACGGTACGCACCGGATTACGGTGGTAGATCACGGACGCGAAGATTTCCACCAACTCAAACACCTTGTTGAGTTGCATACGGAAAGAAGGCGGCGCAATGCTGGAGTTGTACCCGCGCTCACCCCGGGCGTAGCTGTCACGCCACATCCAGTTGTGGTCACCGTCGTAGAAAAGAGATGCTTCTTTGGCATCGTCGGAGAAGGGCTTTTTGTACTTCTCCGCTGCCTTCAGCTTCTTGACCCACGTCGTGGCTATCTGGCGAAGCGGGTTACTGCTTGGAAGACTTTCGGCCACTGGTTGGCTCCGCTGTTAACTCGCGGATGGTCAGGGTCGATGGGGCAAAATCCCACGCTCCCAAGTCCTGCCACCCGTGATCGTGTTGCAAGGCCGGATCGTCCCGATGATGGCAACTGTCGTACACCATCGAATACCCGGTCGGCGTGAACGTCAGGATGCTTATGGTCGAAGCACCCGGTTCTTTCATCACGAATCCCACGACAGGATTGGCAAAAGTCTGGTAGTCCTTGCTGAACAGCACGATGTCGCCAATCTTTGGCTGCGGCATTTTCCATTCAGTTATCACTGGCTCGTCCTCCGTTTGGTCCCAAGAATACATAGCCGGGACCACCTTCCCCCAGCCGCTTTTTGCGCTCACGCTGCCACTTGACCCACCACGGATCAGGCTCGCCATTTCGGATCGGCGGCGCGTGATACTTTGGGCGGTATGCGCAGAGGTACTCAAGACACTGGCACAAGTGAACCTCGCCCTTGGTGTTCGGCTTGTCTGTCACGATGGCCGTTCCACTAACGTAGTTCACCTGTTTCCTGTATCGCTTCAACTCACGCTCCAGATCGGGGCATGAGTTCCGCAGCACCCGCAGTTGCGGCGTGCCGACAGGGCGTATGTGCAGGGCGGTTCGGGTAGCCTCGGTTCTCGCCGGAATGTCATCACACCCAGCAAGAAAACTGGAGCCTGTGATCTGGCTGCGGATGTTTCTCGTCAGCAGCTGTTCGGTGTACTGCTCGACCGGGAGCCGTCCGGAGCCGATGTCACGCAACCGGCCACCGTGCGCGTCGATGATGAACGCATGGAAATGCCAGTCCCTGACCCGCTTGGCAAACTCGTCTCCGAAGATCGTGGCGTTGCACTGGCGGAGGTACAGCTGGTCGTAGCACAGCCAGTAGTCCCCGTTCGGCGGCACGGCGCAGAACAGCACAGCCGTCACGGCGTGGCCCGGGTCAATGACTGCGTAGCGGCACCAGTTGTGCGGTATCTGACCTTCCGGCAATTCGGCCCGGTCCATGCCGTGGATGCGGATATCGAAGTTGGGATAGCACAGTACGGAGTCGGTGATGAAGTCGCCCTCGGCACGCATGCGAAGCACGTCTTCGCCCAGAGCCGACCACCGCTCGATGCTTTTCTTCTTCTCTTCCGTATCGAGGAACGGATTGTCGAGCATGCGGAGCTTGAACTGCCGGATGTGCGACTTGTCTCCCAGTGCCTCTTCGCTCGCGTCGGCGCGTTCCTTCAGACCCAACAAGGCGTTATTGGTCGAATGGGGCATAGCCGACCAGCAAAAGACTCCCTTGCGATCAACCAGTCGTGCTTGAAGCTCTGGCACCCACCCTTCGTTGTTAACGTCCTCGTCAATGTGGGCACGGTCGCATTGAAAGCCTTGTACGGGATCGCCTTCTGATGAGAAGAAGTGAATCTCCCAGCCCGTATGCAGCTTGCAATACTGCATGTAGTTAGCTGACTTCAGAACCCAACTCGTTGACTTCACCAGACGAGGCGGGATCAGCGGCGGGGCGGGCTTCGTCTCCGCCTTGCGGTGAGCGTCGTTGACGGGGTCGTACGCTCTCCACTCGCCAGTCTTCTCGTCTTTGATGATGCGGAAGGCACCGGCGCGGAAGAGAAGGGGCGCGCACACAAGACCGATGTGCTTCCAGTCCTTTCCGACAATGACGAGAATGCCTTCCTTTGGGTACTTTCCGTGGGGGTCTTGGTTGGTCACGCACCGCGCGTCTTCCACAAACGTCGAAAGGCTTTTGCCAGATCGGTTGCCACCGATGACCAGAATTTCAGACGCTCGGCACTCATGTATCTTCTCCTGATTCGGGTTCGGGCGGTACAGGCGGAGAGCCTCCAGCTTCCTGTCCCGAAGCTCGCTTTGCAGTTCTTTTAAGGAGTCTCGCTGATACTTCGTGATCCCTGATTGCGGCGGCAACTGAGGGGGGGATGCTTTCGGGTGACGCTTCTTTTTGTGGGAGCCGTTTTGGTTTGTCTTCTTCGGCATCGATTGTCACTCCTTTGAAGTTTGCAACTGCCTCCGCCATACGCTGCTCAAGCTCTTGCTCAAGCTCATCCTCGCTCCACAACTGCAACGGCTTCTTGGCCCCGCCGGACTCGACATTCTTGGTGACAAGCCGACACATGGTCTCCAGCAGCCGGTTACGGGCAGAGCCACCCGGCGGACTGTCCCAGTATTGTTTGACGAGGACGGCTGAGAACCCGCCTACGCCGCCGAAGTATCCAAACACACGCTCGACCACCTCGGCCGTGTGCGGGATGTTGGAGCCGCCATGCTGCGTGGCACGGATGAACGCATCCACGCCCAGCGACTCGACCTTCTGGAGTTGCTGCTTGCGCCGCTCTTCAGCCTTGGCCTTGCTGATCTTCTTGGCCTTGCTGATGCACTCCTTACACTCTGCCGTGAAATAGCCCTTGCCTTCCTGTACGCGCCAACGAAAGAAGTCCTGCGTCAGGGGCTTCTCGTTGCCACAGATCGAGCATGTACGAGTGTTCATGCCTGTAAAGCATAACAGCCCACCGGGTTCCCCAGCAGGCTGTCAGAGGCGTTTCTGATTTCAGAGTCCGATCAGATCGAATCGTTGATCAGGTTGATTCGCGTCAGGCCGACAGCCGCAGCGGAGTTGGCCCCAGCGATCTGCTGGCCAATCAGCGTGCCGGTGTTGCGAGTCAGGATCGAACCGGCCGTGGTCGAGGCTTCGACGCCCACACCAGCATTGATCGCAGCAGCCGTCTGCTTGGCCGAAGTCGGACCCTTCACCACCACCCACACGATGTCATCCTTCCGCAGCTGGCCGGTAAGGTACTCGTCCAGCACGCCGTAGGACGCACCAGCGGTGTGCGTGGCCTGCGTCAGGTAGTTGGTGAACTCGATCAGCGGATTGGCGGAGTCGAACAGGACAACCTGCCCGGCAACCGTCGAGGCGTCGTTCACCGTGGTGCCCTTGTACCGGGCCGCAACACAGTAGACGAGCCTGTTGCTAAACCTCCGCCCATCGCCGGTCGGGCGTACATCTTGGAACACCTTGACCTGACCAACCACCTCGCCGCCCGCGAGCGGAATTGTGTTGGCAACGTCCGTGTACTCGATCGTCTCGCCAGAGAGGAGCGTCGTACCACGCCGGAACAGGGGATCAGAGAAAATGCTGCTCATGTGTGGAACAACTCCTTATCAGTTGGTTTCAGCGGAGATGGGAGCGAGGGCAAAGAAATTCCTCGGACTACGGAAACGGAAGTTGCCGAGAGTCGAGCAGGCGTACCTGTATGACTGCGTTTCTTCCGAGAAAAATGGGCCTTCTGCGACCATCAGCTGATTCTCAAGGCAACGCAGTTCCATGTTGCCAATCGAGAGACCGTAGCCACGGCCTGCCGGAACGGCGTACTCGCTTGTGACCTCGCAGCCATCGAGGGTCGTCACATCGGTGAAGCCCATGGCCTTGAGACCGCTCTCCTTGGAGATCGCGATCCGCTCCTTGTCGTTGTACTGGTTGAGGAACTGGATGTAGAGTTGCCGATCCAGAACAACCATGTCGATCTGCGACTCCTTCGTGTCGTTGCGCTTGCAACCGTGGAGACCTTCGCGGATCGCTTGGACGCAGTTCACCCTCCAGTTGCCCTTAGCGGGCGACAGGCTGTTGAGCGAGGTCGCGTTGTAGTTGATTACGAGGGGCGAGTAAAAATCCACTTCTGGGTCTACAGGTACGTTCGGCCAGATGCCGCTGCCAGAGCCGATGCGACCGCCGCCGTAGAAGCCCAGCTGCGTCGAGAGACCGGCGTAGTTGTCAGACGGGAAGCCGTAGCGATCTGCCGTGTTGGCCGCTCGCTGATCGAACGCGCCACCGGCTTCACTCACCGTGCCGTTGTAGCCAAGGAACGATTCCATGCCGTGGAAGTCGTTCTCAAAGCCGGACTGATTGCCGTCACGATAAGGCTGGTACGACAGGTGCTGCTCCAGCGATTCCTGCAACCGCTCGGCCATTTTCCCTGCCACGTCGCAGAGAGCCTGCTGGCCACGGTTCTCCAGCATTTCACGACGGTAGATCGAATCGGTGGTCGTGAAGCCGCGCCACGGAAGCTCGGCCCGCTTCCACATGTTGATGCGACTGAACGTCCTCGGCGTGTCACCAGAATTCCCGGTCACAGGCGCGTTTCTGAAGCGCACATTCCAGTCGAAGCCTCGGCCAGACTGGTTCATGATCACGTTGCCGCTCGACTCCAGAGCAGCAAAGACCTTGAACTTACGAAACGTCGCCTCTTCAGTTTCCCGAAGATGGTTGACGATGGTCGTGGCAATTACCCGGCTCCAATCGGTGGGACTGGCCATGTGTTCAGTATCTCCTGCGTTTTAAAGCAAGCCTTCTTCTTGAGCAGCTGCCATCAGCCGCTCTTCAAAGGTCATTGGCTTCTGAGGGGTTCGTGCGTTAGTTGCAGTGGTCACTGACCTCTGGCTCGCAGTTCGCATGGCCTGCTGTCGCAGGAACTCCATGTTTTGCTGCTCTGCCGTTGGTCTCTGCTGTACTTGTGGTACGGGCGGTTGCATTTGCGGCATGGGCTGCTGCTGAATCTGCGACTGCCGAAGGTTGGCGAGGAGCAAGTCCCGTTCAACCATCCTCGTCGCGTAGTCCCAGCGGGCCTGTGCCCCGGAGATGCCAAGACTCTTAGCGTCTCCTATATATTTCTGGACCGCGATGCCTTCCGCAGAGACATTGCCTTTTTCGTCGTACAGCCAATCCTTGTTTTCCCGCTCCAAACCGGACACGTACTGCTCGTCCTGCATCCGCTGGAGACGCTGTTCAACGATGGCTTCCGCCCGCTCGACAGCCACACGCTCGACCATGGGGCCAAGCGTCTGCTCCGGATTGTCGAGGAACTTCTGGGCAAACGTGGCCCGGTAGTCCTGATAGTCCTGCAACGCTGCCTTCGCATCGAGCGGGGCGTTGGGGTCAATGACCTCGCGGCCGTTCTCGTCGCGGGTCAGATACCGCTTGTATGAGTCCTTGACCTGCGGCGGGTTCCACCAAGCGTGCTGCTCTGGCTGCTTGGCCTGCGCCTGCGGCTGGGAAGGCTGCTGCTGCTGGGACCGAGACGCCTTCCACGCTTCGTAGTCCGGACGGTTCTGGAGATAGTCCTGCGCGACCGGGACAAGGGACTGGTACTGCTGAAGTGCCCGCGCCGCTGCCTCTTCACGCTGCATGGCGTGGTACAGACGCTGGGCAATCGCAGTGTCATCCTGCCCTTGGAACTCTGGCATCGAGCGGAAGTGGCCCCAGACTTCCTGCTGCTGGGGCTGCTCGACCGGAGAAGATTGCTCAACCGGCTCGGATACCGGGGCGGAATCAACTGGTGCGGAGTCCGGAACCTCGACTTGATCGTCGCTCATACGTGTTCTCCTGTACAGGTCAGGAGAAAGTATGGCGACGAGCGCAGCGCGGCCTAAGCAGGATTTATCGAGTCAGCATGAACGTCTGCGGCATTGGCGTCTTCAGGGTTGGCTTCGGTGACTTGCGGCCAACCGCGTCACCGTACTCCCGCGCCGCATCCATCTGTTCAGTGCGTGCCTGCACTGATGCCTCTTCCAGCTTCTTGTCATACCCCGGGTCATTCGGGTCCGCCTCTCCCATCAGGAGGTTCTTTTTCTCTGGAGAGAAGTAGGACTGGATGCCAGCAACGGCACTGCCAAAACCTAGCCCCTCGACGTTCTCCTCGATGATGTCATCGAGCGAACGCTTGGGCGCAGATGCCAGCTTCCGAATCAGAGAGCCGCCGCCCTGCATCGCGGCCTGCCGTGCGCCGCCAGCTATGCCGCCGGTTATGGCTCCCTTTATTCCGCTGGCCACCGGGAGAACGACGTTGAATGCGGCGTTGACAGGGTCGCCCACGATCTCCGCCGGGATTTCCGCCATTGTCTGGGCAAAAGGCGACAGGTACGTGCGATCCATCTGGCCTGTGACCTTGCCCAACGTGGCGTTGTAAGCGTCGGCAAATGCGGGGCCACCATACGCCGATGTCCATCCTGACAAGCGTTGGTCTGCACCGGACAGCTTCTGGCCCATCGTCTGGAACGCCTGCGGGTCCACGCCGTCAGGGACAACCGGGGTCACGCGATTAAATCCGGCCCGAAGCTCACGCAGGTTGCGGACCATGTTCGGGTCACCGTACTCGCGGTCGTTGCCCATCCAGTTGGCTACCTCACGGATCGGCGCGCCGACCTGCTGATACCACGCCGCTAGAGGGAAGGACTGGTTGAGAGCCGTGGCGTTTCCAAGCCCAGCCGCCGTGGTTGGGTCTACCGTGCCGTACTTCGGCAAGCCTTCTGCCGTGTAGACGTTGCCCGGGTGCTGCGCACCTCGGTCATACAGACGTGCAGCATATTCGTACTTCCCGTCCGGCTGGTTGATCATCCCCATTTCTTTCCATGCCTGCCCAGCCTTGGGAATGCTGCCGGGAACCATGGCGTCGTATGCCTTTGTTACGCCGCCACCAACTGCTCTTGCGACCTGCGACATGGTGCTAGCAGGGGTGTAGTCATCCTGCGTAGCGGACCACAACTCCGCCACACGCTGTGCGTCGTAGTTCTTCTGCCCGCCTTCCGTAAGCCGCCATTCCGCATCAGAGCCGTACTGCTGCCGGGCCTGCTTGTCCTCGGCCGCTGTCCTGCCGCCAAACTGTGCGAACTCTTGATTGGGGGTGTGCATGGCCACAAGCTGCCGCAGCTGACCAGCGGTTTGGTTGATTGCCGGGTTCCGTGTCGCGTACGTACCAGCCAGCACACCCGCGACACTGTCGGCTCGCCTGTCGGCCTGCTGCTGCGACCACTGGACGAACGCCTCTTCTGCACCGGGAGGGAACGGGCCTGCCGCCTTTCGCTGCTCAAACAGCGCACGCGACTCTTGCAGGCTCTGCTCGCGAGCAAAATCCATTGGGCTTAGATATCCACCCTGATAACGATCCGAAACGGATTTGTCGCCCAGCACCTGCGCCGCTGCCGACACGGATATGACAGGGGCGGTCATCGAGTCCTGCACTGCCGTGGCGTACATGCCACGCGGCGTCATGGCAGCGTCTTGCTCCGACAAACTGCCAAGGTACTGCGACAGAGGCTGGCCGCTGCGGGTGGACTCTGGCACGAAGCTCGCCAGAGCGGCAGCGTTGGCTTCTCTCGGGTTGGCTCCGTTTGCGGCAGCGGCTCGTCCCGTGGCATTTGCCTGACGCATGCCCTTCATCGCAGCGTCGAGGTCTGATCCGGCCTGCGCCTGACCTGCTGCACCTGCTGCGGCCAATGCCGGTGGAACAAAACCGTATTTGCGAATGATGCGGATCATTTCTTCCGTGCCGGGAAACATCACGTAGTTGCTGGAGCCATAGCCCTTGCGGCGCGATGTGTTGTCCAAATACTGGATTCCGTTTATTCCCATGTCCACCATGTCTCTGGTTACGGAATCTTTCGCCATACGCGATGCCGCCGCGATATCCCTAGGCATCGCGCCCTCGGTCGCAAATTTGTTTTCCGCCTTAGTGACTACGTTGTTGTACGCCTGCAAGCCACCGCGCTCGCCTCGCCCGTTGCTTGTCCTGTAACCCAACTCCTTTAACGCTTCCTGCACTTGAGGTGTTTGCCACTTCACAGGAAGATCGCCCTTAATCAGCTGATCTGGGTCTGTGTCTAGCGCAACTTCGTACATGTGCCCAGACTGCGGCCATGCTAGCTGTGCGCCTTCTGCTTGCAGCCTGTCTAGTTCGCGCAAGAGCGACTGCTCGTATTCCGGCGCAGGATTTCCGCCGTTGATTTCCGGCGACCATATCAAGCCCCTTGCCGTGTCGAATGCTCGTTCTGTTGGTATGTCATCCCCTCCGAATGCGCCCATCTTGAGAAATCGAATTGCTTTGTCTCTTGTGGGAATCCCGGCCCACGGGTCTGCTGCCAGAAAAGGCGCGCCGTCTGCTTGCGGGTATCCAAATACAGCCTCAAATCCCAGTTGCCCGCCTCCCTCTACTGGCTTGCCGCCAACCTCTACATTTGGCTCGCCAGCAGGTGACAGCTTGTCGCGGTAATACCTCGCGATGTCTTCGTTACCAGCAAAATACAGCCCGTGCCCGTATGCTTGCGCACCCTCACCAGACCCGATCTTGCTGGCGTCAAACCTGTCAAAGCTGTGCGGGCTACCGTGGTATGCACGGATTAGCTTTCGTGCTAGTTCGCTCATTCAACCACCCACTTCCTTCGCCACGTAATGATCTTGGCCCGGTTGTCTTTCCGCCTTCTCCACCAGTCGTAGATGATCTCGACCGCATTCGGTATCAGGGTGCGCAACCCAACAGTCCAGTAAGCCATGAAGCGGTCGGCACCGTAGATGCAGGACAGCATGCGGCGGATGTCATTGACAAGCGAGTTCAACGCCTGCACGCACTCCTGCGATCCCACTGCGGCCTGCGACAGTACCTCGACAGGCCAGCACTGTACGGCAACGATGATCGCGTCGTTAGCGATTTCGCGGTCAATCGCGAGCTTCCGCGTGGGCAGCAACTCCCACACGTACCGTTGCAGTTCTTCGATTGTGGCCGTGCCGCCCATGACCTACTTCCCGCAGGTGCATTTGCCCTTGCAGCCGCAATCTTTGCAGCCCTTCTTGGCCGCTCGCTCGTCCTTGCGAGACCGCTTCATCTTGCGGTACTCCAGATCGAATTTCTCGCCAATCTTCTGCCCGTCGCTCTTCGGCACGCCCCTTGGCATGGCTGTCTCCTGTAAGAAAGAACAAACTGTCTTTCTTACTTATGGGCAAAAAGAAACGGCCCCCGGCGTTGAAAGGATAAGACGCCGGGGGCCGCACATGCCGCTGGCTAGGCGGCTAGGTCGAGAGGGAGCTATTTGCGCTTGCGTGCGCGGAACATGCGTTCGTGTGGCCGCAGTGTCGGATGGGCGTTTTCCGCTACCGCACGGTTGCTTCCGAAGTAGTGGTAGTAGGTTGCCACCTCGTTCGGAGGTCTGATCACACGGATCAGGCGGTAGAAGTGCGGCCTGCCGTGATCGTCCACCGTGTACATGCCGTCATCTGCATGTGCTGGCACCCGTGTTCCACACAGAGGGCCACCCATGCACTCATACTTCCGACCTTTGCTGATGATGCTCATGCCTACCTCACTTGATGGTGATGTCTGCCGTGGTCTCGATCCACACCCGGGCACCGCACGACAGAGGCTTGCAGGGACTATACACAACGGTGCATGGTCCGTGTACCTCTACCTCGTTCGCTTTGATGACTTTCCCGCCTCGCTTTATTGAGATGGGTGCCTCATTAAGCCCATGCTTCTTATTGGCGCGGATGATGTGCTGATTGATGTGGATGCGAGTGATCACTGGAGACGCTCCAGCAGCGAGCGGAGCGTGTCTGCCCAGTGCCACGCGCCTCTTGAATACTCGGACGAGATTGCCGCCTCAACCGCCTCCCGCTCCTCGTTGGTGAGCGTGGGCGAGCGGTAGAGCGGTACAATCGGCGCAGCAAACACATTGTGAGCCTCTGCCATCTCTCGCAGAAGACTGACGTACTGCTGGTCTAAGTGAAGGATTGCCCACGCCACAGGCCCCCTTTTCGTATCAGATACGCCACGTTTTTCGTCGTTGTCCCGATACGAGTGGGGCAATGTACCCTCGCCCTGCAAGCTACCATCGCCCGGTGTAGCGTGCGTGGCGGGTGTAGCGGCGGCGGGTTCGATAGGCTGCAACCTATCAAATTGCCGCAGCCGCTCGATCTCATCCGCCGCTTCCTCCAACAAAGGATCGGGGGCTTTGAACGAGTAGGCCCGGTCCCGCAGCCGGGTGACGATGTCCGCTGCCTCGCTGGCGTACTCACGCAACTGGCTGTCTCGCTTGGTCATTTTCTTCTTTCGCGAATATGGAAAGCAGGGTTTTTGGTGGACCGGAACCCTGCGGAAACCGGGATGAACATCACCAGTAGCGGACGCAGGCAAACCAGCCACGCGGGCCGCGAGCAACCGCGACCTCCCTGACCTTCCGCTGGCCCCAGAAACAGCAGTTGCGAATGGCGTGATCGGCCGACACGGTCGAGAAACCTACGCCTTCGTACGACGAACAGCCCCGGTGGCGGAGAACGCCAGTCCGAGCCATGTCATCCGCATCCTCCTGAGCGGAGCGGAAGACAGTGACCGTGCGAGACCGATAGTAGGTGCTATCGGCACTGGCAACGGACGCAGTCAGAAGCAGAGACGCAAGAACAAACCAACGCATACGAATCCTTCCTTCCTTGGCTGGGGTCGGTCCTAATCACACTTGCCAGTGCCAAACGTCGCCGGACACTTGCGGGCCACCTGTTCCATGTCGTGAGACATGGGGTAGTGCCGCAAGCATCGAGCCGCCGCTTGGCGGACTGGTTTCGGTACGCGAGGAGTCTTGCGTGGATCGAGCAAATCCATCAGAAACTCGCGTGTATTGTGGATGGCGCGGTAACGCTCGTATGGCATGGTCATCAGTCAGCCGTACCTTTCGGAGGGTGCTTACGCTTTCGTGTGGGCTGGTTCGGGATTCGGTCGCACCGTGCCTTGTGCCGGGCCTCGGCCTGCTGAAGTTCCTCCGGACTGAAGGGGCGATACTTCCCCAGCCGGATGCACTCCTCCCGGTACTCCCGATGCAACCGCACCAGAGGGTCTTCGTTCGTAGACCCGGCACTTGGACATGTCGATGTAGGCGTTGGCTCTGACAATCTCCCCTCCGTTCACGGTCTTCTGCGTCACCGTGTTGTCGCACCGGAAAGGCACGCAGAACTGGCCTTTGGAGTCGGTCAGCTTCTGGACGAGCAGCACGTCCTCGTCCACCAGATAGAGGAAGCCCACCAGCGGGACGCACAGCATCTCGCTCACCCGGCACGCCCTTGTCAGCTTGTCCATCGTGACAAGCCACTCGTTCTTGAAGGTGGTGCGGAACCCCTCCAAGCTGATGTTGCTGCGGCACTTGGTCTCGACAACCGCCCGCACAACCCCCTCGCCATCCGCTAGGACGGCATCTACAGAGGCAGGCTCGTCAGCAGGGGTGGCAACGTACATCCGGTTGGTCCGGTGCCCGTGCCAGAGAGAGACCGCCCGCTCTAGTTGAGCGACCGTCTCCTGTCCCTTCGGTGTAAGGATGTCTAGGCCCATGCCCCCCAGCGTAAGAACCTGTCAAGAGCGTTACGGGGATGGTTACTGGGATAGGCTTGTTATTCAGAACCTTTACCAAACTGCACAGCTACAAGAATGACTTTCTCTCTCGTTCTGGAATCTGGAACACGCTGGTAGCAGGGCACTTGCGACACGCAGCCAGAGAAATCTTTGGGCAGAATCTCTAGGGGGTGGTGGCTGGCGGACTGCGGAGTAGTCACTGGGAACAGCACAGCCCCGGGCGGATCGCTCCACCCGGGGCTGGTATGCCACTGCCCGGTCCACCTCGTCGCCAAGCCGTTGTCGGGCTGCGTTACGCCTCGGGCTTGCACGGCCAGAGCCACGGGGCCGGTAGCGGTTGCCGGATGCTCTCTAGCCTGCTGCTCTAGTTATGGACAGCATGTCAACAGCGGCTGCGAAACGGTGCAGCAGGGGGCTGCGAGACGGTGCTGTTGCCCCTTTGCAAATCTGGAAAAAATCCAAGAGCGGGACATATATATATATATGTATGGATTGGGGGGTGGACGGGGTGGGCTTGTCGTAACTCCTTTGCTGCCAGCCACTTACGTCCGGGTCGAAGGTTCCATCACTCGCCGCATGGTGGCGGGTGGGGAATGAAAGAGTGCCGCCTGTTTCCATACTGTACGTTTGTACACCAGTAGGTAGGTACATAAAAAAATCCCCCGGGTTTCCCCGGGGGATTCGTGCGACTACTTCGCGGCCTTCTCTTTCACGCGGAAGGTGTGGCCTTTCGCGGCGGCGGTGTAGGCTTTGGTGAGCATGGCGAGCATGGCCGGAGCGTGTTCGGCCTTTGCCACCATCGCGGAAACCAGCCGTTCCGCGTCAGTGTCCGTGTCCCCCGGAATCCGGAAGATGCCACGGACAGACAGCCCGAATCGCGGGAGATGCTTCCCGTCGTGGTTGACCATGACGGCCGTGCCGTGAATGGCGTGGTCCCCCGTGTTGTACACACACCGGGCCAACACGTTGTTTTCCGTGTCCGCTTCCGTCGTGGGAATGGCATTCAAACCCGGACGATCCTTCGCGGCCTTTGCCGCATCCTTCGCGGCCTTCGCAGACTTCTCCCTCTCCGCCAGCCGTCGTGCGATTTCAGCCTCAAAATCGGCTTCCGTGAAAGTCTTCGTCGCAGTCTTCGTCTTCGCGGCCATGGTGTAACCCTTTCAAACAATGAACCCGTGGGGCTGGCGACGTTGCCAGCTTGCCACACCCCTACCCTTCCACCCCCTGCCGTTGTCCGGATGGGCACCGTGACAACGGAGGGGGGAATCTTCTTGCATATAGTGTCGAGCAATTCGCGATGATCGCGAACTCGCACGACGTAGCGTCAGGGCTGCAAGGCGTACCCTTCGGCCGTGTGCCGTGCCTCTGTGCGGCAGTGATCCAGCCCGATGTATCCGCACGATCCGTCAACGTCTTGCCCGTCTTGCACAATGCTGAAGCAATAGACGCTCCCTTGCAGGTATTCGTCGTATGTGTCCACTTCAACCGTGAGTGTGGCGGAGGGGTCTGCAATGCCCCACTCTTCCTGCCGTTGGCGGGTTAGGTAAATCCAGCCCACTTGCCCACTATCCCACGGGCAATCGAAGCGAGTGGTCCGCATTGTCAGGCCACTGTGGTCGTAGAGAAACAGTGGCATGATCGCGACAATGTCGCCTTCGTTCTCCGCCCGCCATGTGCGGAAGTCATCGGGTGTGCCGAAGTCGTGCGTGTCTCCCAACGCATAGCGTCTGTGGAAGCACACCATTGTCCCGGCATTGTCGAACTCCTTTCTCGGGTTGAGGGGATCGGGATCATGGGTGATCACGACAGTGACATTGCCCACATTGAATCGCTCGATTTCGTGTGTCATCGCAGTGTTCCTTTCTGTGAGTGTGGGATTAGGCGTTGACCAACTGGTTGAACATGTCGTGACTGACGCACATGCCGTCTTCAAACTCGATGCTGTCGCTGTGAGAGTGGCCATTCCAGTAAGACACGGACCACTCGCCCTTGCGCTGCGTCACACGGTAGGGGCAGTACGTGTTGATGCGATCCTTCGTGGTCACTGTCCGCCACCCGCCGGATCGCAGGGTATACGTGCCGTCCGCGTGGATGGTCACCACTTCCGTGCTATGCAGCACAATGCCCACGTCGCCGTTGTCGTGAATGATTCCGTACGTGTTGTTGCCGATCTTGCGGCTGGTCTTGTTGGTCTTGCCACGAACCATGCGAACTGCGTCTGCGTGTGTCATGTGACACTCCTTCGTTGTTGTTGAAATGCCCACCGGAACATCCGGCTGGCCTACCCTCACCCTTCCACCCCCTGCGGCCCGGCCACCCACATACGTTGTGGTGCGTGAGTGGCCGGGCATTACCCGTTTGCCGTGGACTACGCGGTTACCCCGTATGTCACGGGGCGTAGCGTTGGGGCTGTCAGTTGAGAATTGGCAGATGCTTCGACGTGTGCATCACGCCCAGCCCACCGTGCGTGTCGATCCACACTGACGCACGCTGTGCGTAGTTGGCCGACAGGGTTTCAAGTCCGTTGCATGCCAGACACTGGTAGCACTGCAACCGATGGCCTTGTTCCTTACTGGCGGGGCAGTTGAAACAGGGGGTGATCGCCTGCAATGCGGCAATGTCCTCGGCAGTGTGCTGGTTGGCGGACTTGAAGAACCGCCATCCCAGACTCACGGCTTCCCGGCAGTCCTCGATGGTGTGCGTACTCGCCATGAAGTACCGGCGATACGGACGGTATCGAGCCTTCCGCCACTGGTGCGTGTAGCCAGACCATCCGTTCGACAGGTCGCAGATGTGCGAGATGATCGACAGTGGGATCAGCACTGGCTCGCCATATGCACCCCATCTGATCTCACGTCCCACGAAATACTCGTCATGCACGGCACGCTGGTAGTCCGGGTAGCCGCCGTCGATGTAGCACCGCCAGACTGCACCGGGACCAGTCGCCACGTTGACGTAGCACCCACGCAGTTTCCACGCGATGCCCTTCAACACGCACCCATCACAGATGGCAGTGTCTGCGTCGGATACCACTGCCTCGACAGGGGATTGACCGTTGTCGCACAGGATGTGGACTTGAATCATTCCCCCGGTTTTGGAGTTGGAGCTTTCACCGAACACCGCGATTGCCACGATGGGAGTGCCGTCAAACCCATAGCCACGGTAGAGAACCACACCATTCGGACGAGCCATTGCACTGTCTCCTTGTTGAGATGCCCACCAGCACAAGCGGCTGGCTACCCCACCCCTTCCACCCCCCGGGCAGCGGCGGCTTCTCATTCCGTGCAATGAACGAATGACTACGACAGTCAGGTCAGCGCGGTTGAAGCGTTAGCCCGAACTCACGCAGGGCGTAGCGTCAGGGCTGTAGTGCGGGCCGCATGACGTGAATGAATGCGTTAACGACGCGCCCGCGCTGCCTTACCCCAGCGGCCAGCGGCCGGGCTGGGCAGGGGGTGGAAGGGAAGGGGTGAGCCGCCGCCGGTCAGACAGCTGGGGCCAAGCTCACACACAGGAGAGTTCACATGTTTGCCAAGTTCATTGCCCGCATTGCTACCCCGATCATCAACGCCATTGCCGCTGCCATTCTCAAGAGTGACACGGCGAAGGAGTGGATGGCGCAGGCAATCGCTGATCGCGTCAACGTCAAGAAGCTGGCCGAGCATCTCGATTACGGAGCGATCTTTGACAACATCGACACCGACGATCTGTACACCCATGTGGCGAAGCACACTAGCGTCAGTGCATCGGACATTGCCGAGCATCTCGACAGCGAGGACATCGCACAGCATGTCGAGATTGACTACTACGAAGTGGCGAGCCACATGGAAGCGTCTGAAGTGGCGGGGCACTTCGATCTGTCTGACGTTGCCCGTGAGTTGGAGATCGACGTTGACGATGTGACCGTAGATTACGAAGCCCTTGCCAAGGCACTGCTCCGCCAACTCGGTGCTGCCAGCAAGGTCGAGGTCAAGTCGAGCAAGTAGTTCTTTTTGATTTCCTGTGTGCAACGGGGGTAGTCGGCACGGTGCTGGCTACCCCCGTTGCTATTGACATACCCATCACAACAAGGAGGTGCGTGATGAATGATCGCGAGATGGAGCTTCTGTTTCTTGTGGTTCGTATTGTTCTTGAACTCTTACGGAAAGGATGTGAGTGATGGACGTTCGTGAAATGTGTGACGAAGAGGCGCGTCAGGTGTTGATTGACCGCATTCATGGCATGGATGTGGATGACCTCGCCCTTGCGGTTAGCGAGACGCATCGGCATGAGGACGATGTGATCGTGGTGCGCGGTGGGCGTGTCGGGAATGAGCAGGTGAGTTACGCCTACTGGAATGGGTATTCCAGTGATGAGCGTGGCAACGCGGATTGCTTCACGGAGGAGGGGCTTACGGCGGATGAGTTGCGTGAACAACTGGAGGGTCACAACTAGTGGACAGGCTGATCACGTTGATGCTGTCTTCGCAGGAGTTCTTCTTGCTGAAGGAAGCAATGGATGAGTTGTGCAATGACAGTGACTTGATCTGGGGTGGCCCAGACGATCACTCCGTCCGGTATGACGCGGCCATGCGTTTGGCTGCACGGCTGGAGCAGATCGAGCAGACGGTAGTTATTCCTCACTGAAAGGATTTGTGTGATGGCGACGAAGACCAAGAAGACCAAGCGGCGTATGCCTAAGTGCAACTGCATGATGGACATGCACCATCCCGAACTGCCAACCATTGCAGTTCTGTCCCTCGTTACGGCGGCAACCCATGCCGTGCGTAATGGGTACGACACGGACGAGGATTACGTGTTGACTGGGGCGGTCAACGCACTGTTGCACCAGTGCCACATCGAGTGCGAATTCAAGGACGGTCAGATGACGCTGACCTACGACGGTGACGCCTATCGCAAGGCGAAGAAAAGCCGACGCTGATCAGAGTGTCAGGACAGTGTCTACCCCGGCCCCCGGCCCAGTGGTTTTCCGCTGGTTTCCCGGGGGCCGGGGTGTTTTTTGGCAGGGGGTGGAAGGGTAAGGGGGAGCGGCGCGGTGCTGCTCTTGACAACGGGGGCATGTTGAACGGGTGCCCATCACAACAAGGAGTTTGCTGTCATGACGAAGCAGTTGACGAGTGACCATTTGATCGTGTTCTGGGGGAGCAAGCGTGTTCCCCGTGGCGTGGCGGAGAAGGCGTTCGACACGGTGGGGATGACGCATCTCCTGCCCAAGGTCGATCACTACGGTGCCCTGCATCGTGCGGCTGGCGAGATCGTCGCATCGCACGGCGAGGCGGACTGGGGCAAGGTGAAGTACATGGGTCTGGCCGGGCGGTCGGATGCCGTGGGGTGCGAGGTCAGGCGGTTCATCGTGGGCGAGACACGCAATGACCTGCCGTTCCTGTTCTCGCTCGGTGTGCTGCGCCAGAACGATGGCAGCTATGCCGTCGAGATTCTCGACATCGAGAGCAAGTCCTGCCCCACCATTGCGAAGCACCGCAACTCCATCAACCAGCTGGCTGATGCCTGCTGGCGTGAACAGTGCGAGTTCGTGTCGGCCAACGACTTGACCAACGCTATCTCTGGTCTGGTCAAGGCATCGCACGGGTTTCTCCTGCGTGACGAAGGCGTGGTGTGGTACATGCCCACCGATTCTGTCACGGCGTACGAGACCGTGGCTTCTGCCCTGTCTGGGCATGGCGTGGTCATGCAGACCGTGCGGTTCCAGCCCGTGGTCAACCGCGAGTTGATCACCCATGTGTGTGGCGAGTTGGAGCGGCGCAGCATGGCCGTGTTCAACGGCATGATCGAGGACGCGGAAGACATGCGTCAACGTGGTGCCAAGCCACGCAGCAACGGGCAGCAGACGCGGCTGGAACAGTGGATCGCTGCTGAAGAAACCATGCAGGCGAACAAGTCCCTGCTTGGCAAGGCGTTCACCCGTGTTGCGAAGGCAGCGCAGGTTGCTCGCGAAAAGATCGGGGCGGAAGCACTCAAGGCTTTCGCTGGTTGATTGTTCGATTGCCCACCGTGGCTAGGTGGGTTTCATTTTTTCTTGAAAGGTTTGCAATCATGGATTGCTTGAATGCGGCTTTGTTTATTGCGATTCAGTGCGGTGTCCCGGGCATTGCTTGGGGCGGGACGGGCGAGTGCAAGACGGCGTTTCTTGAGGCTCTCATCCGTGCGATGGGACTCAAGCCGTTCGTCTTCATCCCTTCGCAGCACATGCCGGAAGACGTGGGCGGCATGCCGGACATCGACAAGAAGTCTGGCATCGCACGCATGGTGCATCTGGAGTGGCTGGTTCGCATGACCCAGCCGGGGTGGGGCATCATCTTTGATGAGTTGACCACTGCCCCGCAGTCAATGCGACCTGCTCTCCTGTCCCTGCTGAACGAGGGCAGGGTGGGTGATCTGGTTCTCCACCCGTCCACTATCCGGGTGGCCGCTGCGAATCCGCCGGAACTCGCGCCCAACTCCAGCCCGCTGGAGCCGTCGATGTTGAACCGCCTGTACCACCACGACTGGGAAATCCCATTCGATTCGTGGATCGAGGGCATGCTTAACGGCGGGCAGTTCAAGTTGCCCACCAACTTCCCGATTGTGGGCGACTACTCGTCGTACGTTCCGAAGTGGACGCGGCGTGTCGGCTACTTGCTCCAGCGTCAGCCTGCCCTGCGTGGATGCAAGCGTATCCCCGATGACGAGCGGGCGTTTCCCTCGCTGCGTCAGTGGACGAACCTTGCCCGGTGCCTCGCCGGTGCGGACAAGGTCAAGGCAGACGGCGACGTGATCAATCAGATCGCGACTGGCATGGTCGGTAGTGCGGGTGCCGGGCAGTTGATGCAGAGCATCGCTGCGAAAGACCTGTACGATCCGGCCGAAGTGGTGGATGGCAAGGCGACCATCGATTACACGGGTGACCGTGTCGATCAGCTGGTCTTCCTGCCGTGCGGGATTCTGGAAACGCTGTCCGATGACCATGCGTCGAAGCGTATGGACGGGGCGGTCAAGGTGCTGATCGAGATGGGTGAGAACGGGATGCTCGACTGCGTCGGCCCGGTTCTCAACGAGATCACCAACACCTACAAGGATTACCGTGTTCCCAAGAACCTGCTGTCCCGGTACGGCAAGCTCGTTTCCCAGATCGGAGGTGCCGCTTGAAGACTCTCACCACAGTTCAGCGACTGCTGACCAAGGCGAAGCTGCGGCTTCGGACGTGGGTGCCTTACCTCACCCACGTCTTCTCGATGATGCGGACGGTGGAGACCACAGCCATACCAACTATGGCAGTGGATCAGGCCAACCGTCTGTATTGCAACGAGCAGTTCATGTCTTCGCTCACTCCGATGGAGGTGGCGTACTGCCTACTGCATGAGGTTATGCACGTTGTCCTGTCGCACTGCCGCCGCTTCAAGGCGGCGGTGCCACAGGCGACAGAGCGAGAGCGGTATGTGTGGAATCTCGCCGCCGATCTGGTTGTCCAGCAGTTGCTCGATAGGCACCACGGTCTGGACGAACCGTCCGGCATCGTGCGTATCGACGGCTGCATCCCTGATACGAAGACCGCTTACCTCTCCATCCCCGGACTGGTGCGGGGCATGACGGTCGAGCAGTATTACGGGTTGTTGTTCCAGCACACACCGGAACAACCGCAGGAAGACGGCGGCAACCCGCTCGATCCAGCCAAGGCGGGCAGCAACAGCGACGGTGTGCCACGCCCGTATGAGAAGCCCGTGTCTGCGGTCGAGCATGCGATGGTGGATCACTGCCTGCGTGAGGCAGAGAAGAAGATCGAGCAGCTGGAGTCATCCTCTCCCGGGTCAGTCCCGGGGGAGGTGGTCAAGTCGCTCAAGGCCCGGCTGCATCCGCAGCCTGATCCGTTCGATCAGTTGCGGACGGTGGTATCCAAGTCGGTTGCCTCGCCTATCGGCACGGAGGAATACACCTACCGTCGCTTGAACCGCAGGCAGCAGGCCGATACCCCACGCAAGCGTGGCGTGGTGCGGCTGGCTCCGGAGTGTTCGATCATCATCGACACGTCTGGCTCCATGTCTGGGACCGAGAGCCGTGCGTTGACTGTGATTGCCCACGGTCTACGCAAGGTGCATCGCCCCCGTGTCGTGGCATTCGACAGCCGGTTGCAAGATGCGAAGCGGATCACATCGCTGTCGCAGTGGGAGTTCAAGGGCTACGGCGGAACCGACATGGCCAAGGCAATCGAGGACGAGGATCGCGAGCAGCGTCCCGATGCGATTGTGCTGGTCACTGACGGGGAAACCGACTGGCCTGCCCACCGCACACGGGCGAGGCTGATCATCGCTTTGGTGCGACGGTCCAGCTACTCGACTCCGCCAGCGTGGGCGAAGGTGATCGACCTCACGAAGGAGGTGCCCACCTATGCCGGTTGACCTTGTCACATTCATCGCTGCTCTGGTGTTCATGTCCCTCATTTCATGTCGTTCGGAGAACTGACCATGACAAAGCCACCACTGACTCAAGTTCAACAGAACATTCTGCGGATACTCAAGCAGTCCCTCGACCGTGCATATGCACGGCACGTTGATCGCTGTCGCAAGCGCGGGATGGACCCCGCGTACTGGGGCGGCTCCTTAATGACACGGCCGATACTCGACCGCTTGTTCGCCACGCTGGCCACAAGCGGGAAGGTGGATTCGTACAAGTCGCTTGCCGACAAGGACGTGTCCTCGCTGCTGCTGATGGCAGTGCAGTATTGCTACACCAGTGACGAGCATCGGCGGAAGTTTGAGAAAGACTGGGTCAACGATCTCCGCCAGCATGCTGCGGAGTATGACCTACTTGCCCAGATGCCCCCGCCCAAGCGAAGGTATGAACGCAAGAAACCGCTGACGCTGATCGAGCGTCGGGCGGAAGAAGCGGACGAGAAGGTGCGTGAGTGGGAACGCAAGCTCGCATTGGCGAAGACCAAGCTGGCTGCGTATCGGAAGAAGCAAGCATACTACGCGAAGAAAGGAGCGGTGGCCTGATGGGAAAGGTGAACGAACGCATCGTGTACCGACTGCCCAATGGGGAGATTGAGGAGTTGATCTACCGCTGGCGGTTGCCCGGCAAGGGAAAGGGGTGGCTCTACATTGCGCAGAGCGGCAACTGTTACTGGGTATTCCGCAACAAGATGCAGCGGTTCTGTTTCGACTACATGTGGGAGGAGCTTGACCCCAGCAATCGCACGCAGATGATCGCCGCTTTCGATGCGTGGCATAAGAAGTATTGGGACACTGTGTTCAACGAAGCCATCGCGGATCGTGTTCGCAAGACACGGAAAGGAGAAGACCCCAATGCCTAAGTGCTACGCCTACGGTCGGCATTCGACCGCCAAACAGGGGATGACACGGGAGGTACAGGAGAAGACCTGCCGTGACTATTACGATACCCACCTTGCTAAGAAGGGGGTGGAGTGGGCCGGGTTCTTCTATGATCCGGCAGAGTCGGGCGGCTCGATCTTTTCGGAGCGACCTGACGGGCGGCAGGTGTACTTCGCCCTTCAGCCGGGCGACTACCTTGTCGTGGCGGACATGTCCCGTCTGTTCCGCAACAAGACAGACGGGTTCGTAACGCTCGACCAGCTGGATCGCAAGGGGGTGAAGCGTGTGATCCTCGACCTGCCCGATCTGTCTGGGCTGGACGGTGATGCGGAACTGTACGACATGCTGGAGAGCAACATGGTTCTCTATGCCCACATGTACAGACGCATGGTCTCACGCAAGATGAAGCGTGACAATCAGGTCAAGCGGGAGAGCGGGCTTCCGTTCTCTCGCTCGTCGCCAGTGGGGTGGAAGCAGGTCGGCACCCGCCAGCAGAAGGCGTACCGTGTGAACGAGTACGAGCGTGGCGTCATCGACTTCATGCAGACCCAGCATGACGAAGGCCAGTCCCTCGATGACATTGCCTTGTGGTTCATGCACGAAGAGGACCGGGGCCGGTTCACCGGCAAGACAATCCGGCGATTCACCGGACCCGATACCGTGCGATGGGCATTGCGGGCGAGGCAGGCAGGCTACCCCATGATCACCAACCGCAAGGACTTCCAGCGGCTGTGGTCATCAGGGCAGATCGCCCTCAATCGAGCGTAGCTTTGCGACCGCCTGCTTCACTCGCTTGCTAATCGTGCGAGGATCGCAGTGCTGCTCCACCGACAGCTGCTCCAGCGTGACCTGCTCGATCAGCCTGTCTTCCAATAGCGTCCGGTCATACGCCGACAGGGACCGCAGCGCACGCATCGCCCGCATCTCTTGCCGGGTGCGGGCGATGTGCGGCTGTGGTTCCAGTATCTTCTCGACCGGAACGTATCTCCCATCCAGCTTCTGCTGGTTCAACACAGCCCGATAGAGTGCGTGTCTGATCGCACTCCCGAAGTACGTGGTGGGCTGGCTCTTTGCCGGATTGTAGGTGAACGCTGCCATGCACACCGCCATCTGTGCAACGCTGTCCATATCGACGCGCTTGATCGTGGCACGCAGGTCTGGGTTTCTGCGCACGAACACGGCGATAGACGGGGCAACGTATCGCAGCGCAGCCTCTGCGACTGCCTGTTGCTTGGGCGTAAGGCGGCGTGTCATCCATTACCTGCGAGTGGGCGGGCAGTTACCTGTCGGACAAGCCTTCCCCCCATCCTTCGCAAACGTGGCGTACGCCACCTGCGATGCAGCCGCTGCCCGTGGCACGCTAGTGTCGAGCGCAACCGGGTCGGCAGATAACCAAGTGAGTACCGAGATAAGCCAGTGCATCACAGACTCCGGAAGTGATCGACTGCATCGGGCGAATGCTGGACATGCTGATGCTCATGCGGGGCTGGCTCGGCAAACGCCAACGCCCACAGCCCCAGCTTGGCTACACGCACCAGTATCCGCAGCACCGGGCGGTCGTGTATGGGGGAGGGGCGTGGCTCTGGCTCGCTCATCGAGCGGCCAACAGCGAACGCAACAATCGCAACGAGGATCAGCATTCTCATGTTCATCATTCGCCCAGCCAGTTGTTGTGGTTGATATCTCGATAAGCAAACTGCACTTCGCTGATTGCCCAGCTATCGCCAGCCGCCAGCATCCGCTCGATCACACGGCGGTCCACCCAGAAGACCCCATCAGGCAGGTCTGCCGGGTAGCGGGGAGCCGTGTAGGTCAGGTAGTTCCCCCATGAATTCACGATGGCCGCGCCCTCTCGATCTACGCGCAGACCTATGATGCACATCTGGTGCATCCACATCGTGCTGGGTGTGTCGAACGATTGGTGATCCAGTCGCTTGGAGAACCCCTGCGACGAAGCCACTGTCACGGGGTGGCCGGAGGTGATCGCCGCCACTAGCTCATCCCATGTGGAGACCTGTGCCACATGCAGGCATGGAGTCTTCTTGGCCTCGGCATCGAGCCTGCCACGGTCATCCTTGCCGCCGCACCCGTACGCCCCCATCTCACGCTCGATATCCGGGTTGCTCTCCGTGCAGTCCCGGCTGGGGTATGGCTTCTTGTGGATCACACCCCACTCTCTCAACCACTTCGCGGCGTGATACCCCGTGGAGCCGTCTGAATAGCCCCCGTACGGGCTGGCCCCGTCGCCCGGCTTCCCCCTCGCCTCGACCCGTGAACCCCCGTATACCGCGCCCTGATGCGTCAGGAGGGGTGGTTCGTCACGCTCCCCCTGCGACCACGCCACAGCCTCGGAGCAGAAGACTGCATGGGCTGCACCGTGGGCAACGCACGAACCCACGTCACGCTGGTTGCTGCACTGCCACGGCGTGCCATACCGTGCCTTGTGTGCTGCCTGCATGGCCCGCCACAGGTACACGTCCTGCGGCTTGGCCTTGGCCATGGCCTCGGGGGCGGCAGCAGCGAACGATGGGTGCGGCAGCGTCTGAGAGAACCGCTTGGCCCCGGCTGGGTCCGGCATGTAGCCGTAGCGTTGGGGCTGCTGTCGCCCTGCCTGATAGGCGGCGAAAGCAAGGGCTATCAGGATGCCCGCTGCGACAAGCCTAGCGAGATAGCGCATGGCGGGCAGACCTCGCGATGTCACGATACGCGGCTACCCATGAGTCGCGTTGTGCAGCGGTGATCTCCCCTCCACTGTGGCCTAGCTTGGCCTCCAGATACTCCCCAACAATCTGCCTGACCTTGGGCTGTCGATCTCCCAGCGACTCGCCCCTCATCAGGAACTCCCTTGTTCTGGTACGCAGCTGATCAAGCTGGTGCCCGGTGGAGAGCATCGGTTTGCTCTGCTTCCCATCGAACTCGATCACGTTCGCCACCTCGTCCGCCATGGCGGCTAGCAAAGAGGCGTCCGCCCCTGCGGTGGGGCCGACAAAGGCGGCTGTCAGGTCGAGACTCCCCGGCTCTACCTGCGGGCGCGGCCCACTGAACGAGGACACGTTGATTGCCAACGCAATCCCCAGCAGGGCAGCGGCCAGCCAGTACCGGACTTCTCGGCCCATGTTCACTTCTCGCCCCCTGCCACTAGGGCCAGCGTCAGTACGTTGACAGCCTCGACCTGCGGCTCCGACAACTGGTCGGTAGCGGCCAGACGCTTCCGCACTACTTGAAGGGCGGCGATAGCCTCGATGTAGCTGGCCTCTTTTGGCTGCGGCGGCGGGACGCTGGGCACGGTAAGGCTAGCGTAGGGGCTGTCCTGCTTGGGGGCAGGCCAGAGGAGGACGGCAGCGGCGGCAGCGAGGAGGAGCATCGTCATCATGCCACACCTCGCACCATGGGCAGCAGCGACTCGACCGCACCGGATGCCAGAGACAGGACGAGGGCACGGACTGCGGGCTTGGCCAGCCACCAGATGGGCTTGGCTGCGAACGGCACGCAGGCGTCTGCGAAGCTGTCGAAGAAGTAGCTGACCAGCTTCAGCACCTCGGCCTTCTTGTCGGCACCCGGCATCTCCAGCCGGTCGAGCAGGCCGATGGCAAGCCGCATGCCATCCAAGGTCAGGGAGGTAAGGTCCGCAATCGAGATGCCGTCCCGGGCCTTTTCCCGGGCCTGCGAGATGTACGCACCGATCTGCGAGAGGTAGTCAGAGTCAGGCATGAGAGTGTCCCTCTGGGTTCGCCTTGTTTATGGGCGACCCCAGTTCAGCAAACGCACGCCTCGTCCAAGCTGCATCCATGTCGAGAGCTTCGCAGCACTCGTCAAACTTCAGCACCCCGTCGCAGCCGGATACCCAGCGTTTGGCGGCATTCTTTTCTAAGGCGTTCTCGTTCCGTGTGCATATCCGCCGCCGCATGGCGAGGGCGGAATTCAGCAGCATCATCCCACAGATGGCTTGGTACGCGCCAGCTATTTCCTGCGGGTTGCGCTCGGCCAGAGACGCCTCGATTGCCTGATCCAGTGGATCAGTCATTCACTTCCTCATGCAACAGGATGGCAAGCAGGCTGTAGTTGGCGAGGTCGAGCAAGGTATCGCGCACGCCTTCGTGTACCAATCGCCCGGTGCGGCAGTAGGTACGCAGCCTCTGCACCTTGTCCGCGATCCGCACCAAGCAACCACGCCACGCCTCGATGTTCACGAACTCGGCACCCTGCCGGATGTTCGCCAGCGGATCGGTCTCGCTCCCGTAGTCGGCGGACTTGCTTCCATGAAGTGCTTCAAGCTCTTCAAGCAGGGCGAAGAACTTCTCCGACACGGGGTGCGGCTTCCTCGTCACGCACTTCTCGCTTGCCTCGTTGAACTTATTCAAGAACTGCTCGATCAGCCGGTCCTCTTGTTGCGGTGCGTATCCCACCATCTTGGGATCGTCCTTGGGCGTGGCATCCAGCCGGTTGTGAACTGCTGCCCTGATCGTCGCATTGGCTTCCTCAAACCCCATCACTCACCCCTCCACTTCTTTGTGACTAAACCCAGAATGGCCCAGAAAATTTGATCGTGATCGTCTTCGCATGGCACCGGGCAATCGAACCGCAGCACATGCACCCACTCCTCAAGCAGGCTTTCCAACATGACAGTGTCTGTGTCGAGCGTGATCGTGATCGTCGCCCTACCTCTTCGCACTTGGCACAGGCCGTGCAACCCGGGCTGACTTGCGAGCAGCTTCACGGTCACCGGCATTCGTGTCGGGAAGTTCTTCCGCAGCCACCTGACTGCTTGCCGAAGAGTCGGAGTCAACGGCACGTTGGTAGGCATGGACGAGCCTCGATAGGTCTTCCAACCGGAGGGTCAACATCCACCCGTTGACACTGCGGTTTGGTCGGTGCATGACTACTGGGCAGCGACGGCCAGCCTGCTTCACAGCCAGTGCCAACGCACGGGGAAGACAGAGTTTTTCGCACCGCTTGATCTCCCAGAAAATGTCGGGAGTCTGATCGACTTCGATGTCGGGCGAGTTGCCGTCTGACCAGCCAGTCCTTTGCTGGGTGCGGTGCGCGTTCCATCCGAACATTGCCTTGAGATCATGGCACGCGGTGACTTCTCCTACGCAGCCTTTTCTCCGACTGTTTATGGCCATGGGTCTCCGCCCCTCCTGTGTCTGTCCGCTAGGAATTGATCGGGTATCTGGCATTGATCGTAGGGCAACGCCTTGCGGTGCTTGAGGGACGCGAGCTTCGCAGCATCGACCTGCCCGTCCTCATCCGCTTTTGCCTGAAGTATGGCTCCCTTCGGCAACTCTCCATATCCGGGGAGCCGATCATGTACTGCATGATGGCATCGCCCGCAGAGGCACAGCCAATTGCTGCCATCCGGCACGTCCTTGCGACCGCTGCCGCCAACGATGTGATGCAGTTCAAGTCTCCTCCCCGGCCTGCTCGCTGGCCAATGGCACACCGCGCACCTCTGGTGCATCAGCATGTAGTCGTTCTTCGTCAGGCCCGGTTCCGATGTCTCGCCCATCAGTCTCTGCAACTCCGATCCAGCCATCGTCCACCGATCTGTATTGGCGTGCATGCCATCCCAGTTTCCGTGCGATCCGCATCACCTCATCACTGAACACACACAGGCGAGAAGAGGTGATCGAGTGCGGCATGTCATGGGTCAGGCACACGCACAACGCAGTGGCCAACCCCTTGCGCCGATAGGGTTCAGACACAGCGACCTGTAGCTGGACCCTGATCTCGTCGCCCACTTCCCACTCGGTCACAGTGGCCCAGCCCACGATGTCTGGAATGTCGCCATCTGATTCCATCCACGCATAAGACACGACGCCGATGCGGTCGTAGACTCCATGCGCGATGTCATCGAACATGCCCTGCATCTCTGAGCCGTCTTTGCACAGATCAGCACAGCCGTCCGCTATGAAGTCGGGCACTGTGACAAGCGGTTGCGAGTGGATGTTGATCATCAGAATGGTTGCTCGCTAGCGGTGGAGGAGGTCGCCTTCTGCCGGTGATCAGCCCAGCCACGGTTGTTCATCCAGTTGCCGTTCTTGTCCTTGCGGCGGGGATAGAGGGCACCGTCGCTCTTCCGCTGGCCGAAGCCCAGCGTGCAGCCGCAGCTGTTGCACCGCATTTCGTAGTAGGTGTTGCCGTCCACCTCACGAACGACAGGCGTGGTCAGTTCCGATCCGCACGCACCGCAGACCGACTGGCCGAACACCTCGGCGGCGGAAGCCAGTTCCGTGAAAACTTCCTTTGCCTCTCCCTCTGCGGTCACCGTCACGGAGCCAAACACCATGCTCGCTTTCATCACATGTTCCTTGGGGTTAACTGGGTTTCTTTCGTTTTAAGAACGTGTCAATAGCACTACCGGGATAGGTACTGGACTAACGCTGGTAGTGCTTGGCGATCTTCTGCCGCAGCCACTTGCCCTTCCTCCTCTTGCCCTTCTTGGTGCTGCCCTTGAAGAGAAGAGATGACACCGCTGCCGCTGCCTCGACAGAGTCCCTGCTGCCGTGCATGTCGGCTCGACGCTTCAGTTCATCGATCACGCACTGCGGCGGAGATGCGAGGCTGCTCGATGCCCAGATCAGGTATTGCAGCGGAACCTCGGAAGCCAGATAGCCAACGTACTTTCCGAACGTGATCGTCCCATCAGCCATGATTTCCTCCATGTAGCTAGACCCGGTTCCTGTGAGGTAGGGGGGCGACCCTGCCTCTGGCATCCGATGTGCCTTGAACCTCCACAGCCTTATTAGGGCGAGCCTCACAGTTGCCTGCTCCGCCGGTACGGCTACAGGTCTTCGTGCTGCTTTGGTCTGACTTGTGCGGACTAGCCGCTCCAGCGATAGGCTGGCTTTGTTTAGGCTCGGTGGATGTTTGATTTCTTGGCCGCAGATTCCAACGAGAAGATCAAACTGCGGCGTGTGCGATGAGTTCTAAGGCTCTGTCAATAGCAGTGCGCCAGTGGCTACCCCATTAACGAGCCGAAAGAAACTTGCGGATGTTGCGAGCCAGCCCCTCGTTCTTCACATGGGGCAGCACCGACGGCAGATACCACGGTGCTTCAGCGTGGATGGCCTTGAAGCCCCTCCCCTTGAAGCGGCCGTATGGCATCCACCAAAAATCAACAACCTTCTTGCGGTGGTTGGTCTCGGCATCAGCGAACGTGTCCCGTTCGTAGGCGACCACCTGACCGCTGACGTGGACATTGCCACGCTTCCGCATCTCCAGTGCGTCGATAGCGGCCTGCTCGGCAGCGAGTGCCCGCTTCTCCTCAATGATGATCGGATCGAGTTCCTTGGGTGCGATGGGGCCGCGCTGCGTGCGGTTCCTGATCCGCTTCATCAGGCGGTCATCGAGGCTTGGCCGGATCACGTCGAGAGCCGTCTTCAGATCGTTGTGCCTCGACGCATCGGTGATGTCGAACACTTCAAAGAAGGGCTTTGGCGAGGCTGCTATCGCAGCAAGCCGCCCCTCCACAGTGTCGATGCCGTCGATCACACCGGGCGGGAAGCAGCGGGTGCCGCGCCCGAAAATCTGCGTATACAGTTGGGTGGAAGCGGTCGGCCTCGCGATAAAAAGTTTCCTGACATGCGGGGCATCCCACCCCAATGTCAAGATGCCCACGTTGATAACGAGGTTCGACTTGCCGGACATGAAGTCATTGAGGTGCAGCCGCTGCTCGTCATCGTCCATCTTGCTGTGGACGATGGAGCCTTGGATGCCACGGCTCCACAGGTCATCACGCACTAGCTCTGCCTGATCGATGCTGGCACAGAAGACCACACTGGGCTGGTTCTCCCAGAACTCCGCTACCATGTTGCATATCCCAGCAACGACAGCCTTCTTCTCCATCAGGCGGGCAACGCGGGTGGGATTGAAGTCCGGGTCCGTGCCACCAAACGTCGCACGAAAGCCTGTCAGGTCGAGGTCTTCCAGCACGCACAGGTGCATCTTGCAGTTGGTGAGGTACGCATCAGCAGCCGCCTGCTGGTAGTCATACACATATGCGGCTTCACCGAAGTGATCGGCCAGCACCACGTTCTTCTTGTGGGGAGGGGAGGCAGTCATGCCAATCACCTGCGAACCCCACGAACGAAACTGAGCCAGCATCTTCAGTGCTGCCTCGCTGTAGTTGAGATGGCTCTCGTCAACGATCACTCGCCTCTTCGTTCCAAGGAAACGCTCAAACCTCCGGTTGCTCTGAAGGCTTTGGTAGCAAGCCACAGTGACTGGCTTGTAGCTGCGCCGCGTTCCCATCTCGATATCGCAGTCCACCCCTCGCAGGGTTAGTCGGTCAGCCGTCTGAACAACTAGCTCCCTGCGAGGGGCGATATACAGCACACCGTCATCCTTGACAGGCTGCACAAGCAAGGCTCCGATCTCCGTTTTGCCCGTGCCAGTGGCGAGGTACAGGCCGCACATGTCTGCCGTTTGAAGAGCAGTCTCTGCACGTTCCGCAGCCTCGATCTGGTACGGACGCGGACGGTATGGCTTGGGAACAACCGTCCGAACCTCCGTGAATTCGTCCGTGAAAAGTGAGCCTTGCATCCTGCGATCCCTCCCTAGAAGTGACTAAGCGTTTTCCGTGCCGCTATCCACCGGCTCTGCTCGACCTGCGGAGTCCACTCGCTGCGAATCACCGCTGTTGCGGCGGCGATTTCGCTTGGCCCGGGGTCGGCGGGTTGTCTCCCCGTCAGCCCCGCTTGGTCGAACAGGGCCACTAACTGCTGCTGCGACAGCTGGTTCTCCATCGCCACCAGCGACAGCCTCTTGTGGTCGAGGCTTTGCCACATAGCCAGAACGTCCATGCTCTGTCTCCTCCTTGAAGATGTGGTCAAACGAGTCCGTGGCCATCCCACGCAGGATGTCCACTTCTGCAAGCACAGTCCGCGCGTCCTCACGCAGGCTGTGCATCGCGCTTGACACCAGCAGGTGCGTCTCCGCGTCCAACTCCAGCGGCTCGCCCTGCGACTCGACTATCCGATGACACGCTTCCGCTGCGAGCAGCATCCGTGCCTTGATCTCCAGCAGTTCCTTTACCGTCAGCACTGGCCACCTCCTTCTTTTGGTGCTTCTTCCGTTCCTCGATCAAACGCTCGATCTCCGCTGCGCCGTCAACCGACAACGCACCCTCCGCCAGCCGGGTCTTCGCCAACTCGGCATAGCGTTCCAATGCAGCAGGCGAGCCTGCGGAGAGGATCGCGGCCTTGGCCATGGCGAGATTGCTGGCCTGCTGCTTGACGTTGGCAGAGTCCACTTCAATCGTGGTTGACTGCGCGTCATCGTCCTCTTCAGTCACGATGCCCAGCAGCCCTTCGATGGCCGTGCGGCACAGCAACGTCTTCAGTGCCTTCTGCTCCTGCGCGTCTTCGCGGAATGCGATACGACTGGTGGACGCGATGTACTCGCCACTGCTGTGACGCAACACGGTGACCACATGCTCCCCCTGATCGGAGAAGCCGTAGACGTGATGGATCAGCAAGCCGTGACGAGACATGGCATGCTGGATGCCACGGCGAATCGACTGGATCGAGGCATACCTGTACGCCTCGCCACCACGACGCCCCTCGCAATCGAGGGTGATCGGGGCAAACTCCAGCTGGGCCTTGCACACAGCGGCAATAAGCTCGCCAGTGGTGCGGGATTCCTCGCGATAGAGGAGGGTTACGAACGAACCAATCTGCGGCATGATCATGCTCCTTTCATGGCGTAATCAGGGACGCGCAACTCACAGACCTCCTGTGAGTCCAGACGGTGCCAGCAATCCCACTCACGGCGGGTTTGCAGTTCATCCAGCAGACGCTCGCAATGCGCCTTACCGATGTCGATGAGCTTCTGTGGCATCACACACACGAAGCATTCGTGGGGCCACACAGTGCTGGTGACAATGAAACGCATGCGATGCAGTGGCATGCCCATTGCCACACCTGCTTCCGCATACATGGCGGATTGCAGGTGGTAGCCGAATTCAATCGCACTGCGCCACCATGTGTTCTGTGGCGACTTATCGCGAGTGGTCTTCCAGTCGAAGAGAAACTCGTCAGTGCGTCCGTCGCAGCGAGCGCGGACAGGGTGGCCATTCCACGGCCAGCGGACATTGAACTCGCGGTCCACTGTCCGCTCGATGATCTCCGCCACTTCGGGATTGCGGAGCAGTTCGCGAGTTTGCGCACGCAGCTTGTCGCGATCAGCCGGGGAGATGGGGATCAGGCGTGGATCGAGTGACGCGATCCACTCGTCCGCCTTCTTTGAGAATGCCCCTGTCGCGGTTACCAGAGTGTCCGCTGCAACAGAGACGCGCTGCCAGAATTCCTCGTCGCCCAACTCTGCCCACGTATGGAGCAAAGTGCCGTAGTCGAGGCTGGCACTACTTTTGGGCGGGGCTTCCCCTACCTCGTATCGCCAGTAGAATTCAAGTGAAGACTCGCGTAGGGTCTTCAGCTGACTGCATGATGTTTCGGGCCAGCGGTGGTAGTCCTTCGCTGGCTCGTAGGAAACAGTGACTGGAATAGCAGCGGCCGGACTTGAACCGGCGACACCCGGCTTATGAAGCCGGTGCTGCGTCCAGTCAGGATTTTCTATCCTGACCATTAGGAAACCATTAACTCCTTCCTCTACATGGGGGGGCAAGCAGTTAGCTCTTGTTTAGAGCTATTGAGTCCATAGGGATATGGGCTACGAATTGGGGGCAAGGTGGCCCGCAGAAAGGGGAGCCACCGATGATTCAATCCTCCTTGATACACACCGTTGAGATGCACCTTGACGAACTGCTTGAAGCCTATGTTGCTTCACGGGAATGCAGTCCTCGATACGTCGAATCCTTGCGACGAACTGTACGGAAGTCCAAAGCTAATGGGCTTGAAAAAATCTGTCAACTCCAACCGGAAAGCGTCAACCGATTTATCGGAACGCTAACAGTCGGACCCACAACAGCATCCAATATCCGCAGAGAACTGCTGACGTTGTGGCGATACGCATTTGAAGAAGGGCTGACCGAAACCCTTCCAGTGCGTATCAGGAAGGTGCGTGCCAAGCAGGCTCCGCCACAGGCATGGTCGATGCTCGATCTGGTCCGCATGCTAGAGGCGGCAGAACGCGACGAGACTCTGCTTGGCGGAGTGTCCACCTTGCGGAGGTGCGACGTGCTGCCAGCATGGATCGGTATCGCTTTTGATACAGGTCTGCGATTCAGTGACGTGCTTGGCCTGACTGCCCAGAATGTGCGAAATGGCTGCATCAGCACCACGGCGGGAAAGACTGGCAAGGCACTTGTGAGGAAGATGTCTGACACAACAGACGAAACAGTGAATGCACTGCTATCGCGATCACCCGATGGCACCTTGTTCCAGTGGGCACTGACACGGCGCAGGGCGATCAAGACGTGGCGGGCGTTCCTTGACAGGCACGGCTTCGGCGGTTCGTGCAAATGGCTGCGTCGATCCTGCGCGACTTATGTCGAGCGAGATCAGCCCGGCGCAGCTACTCGCTATCTTCAGCACAGTCATCCAATGCTGGCTGGCAGGCACTACCTAGACGCCTCGCTGTTCGACGTTCCGGCTGGCCCGCCGCCGATCCGGTAATAGATAGAGCATCACTCCCTTCGCAGCACGGACTTCGGCTCGGCTGGAGCCTGCTGCTGGGGGGGCGGTGCCATTTGCGTCGGTCGCTGCCGCAGCCTGTTGATCAGGTCGCGAATGTTGCCGCCACCGCTGGCCGGGCGGGCGAACTCCGGATTGGCGTCAAGCTGCATCTGGAATGGGTTGTGAACGACAACGTCATCCGGCCCCTTCGGTCGCGGCTGGTTCATGCGGCTGATGGTCGTGGCGTCGAACGGTTGGTTGTAGCCGCTGGACATTGGCACTCCTACGGAACAGGGAGGGTAATGATGGTGGTCGGCAGCATGACTGGCATGCGGATTGGTGAGGCAGTCTCGGCACGCGGCGCAGCGTTGAGATTGCCGGAACGGATCGTGCGGTTGACGTTGTTCTGCGCCTGCCGCTGCTGGCTCTCGATCTGGTTCTGCAAGAACGAGTAGGTATCACGCGGCAGGTCGGCCCGCACGTCGAATGAATTGGTACGCGGAGGAGGAGTCCAGCCGCCACGCACTGCACGTATCACGTCGCTCATTAGCACTTCCACGCGCGGAGTGATTTGTTGATTCGCGAATCAGGATCGTTCGCTGTCTTCTCGCTAGTCAGCTTTTCTTTCATGCCTTGCATCCGCGAACAGAAAGAATCCCGCCTCGGCCCGCCCTCTGGCTGCGGTGCCTTCAAGTCCGCACCGTGTTCGCGGTTGTAGCTATCTCTGCCCTTCTGGTTCAGACCGCCATCCGGGTCTTTCCCTTCTGTGCGTGTCCACGCCCCCTTCTTCAGCTTGCGGATCACGTCGCTCATCCCATCACCTTCTTCACGCTTCCATCTGGCGCACGCCCAATAGCAAACCCTTGGCCCGTTTCCGGATCACGTCCACTGCTCACCGTGTTTATTCCGTTACGCATTGCATTAACAACGGCAGGCACGGCAGCGGGTTCAATCATGTTTGTGGCGAGTGCCAGCCCGGTCGGAACATAGGGAGCGGCGACGGTGCCATCGGAACGCAGCTTGCCCTCTTCACGCAGCAGGGCCAGTGGACCGCCATTAGCCAGTGCGCTGATCCTCTCTGGCGAGTACACGTCCTCCGGCCTGCCGCCAGCACCAACGTACTCCGCCTTCACGCGGCCAGCTTCTTCGGACAGTTCGCCGTACTTCTGCGGGCCGTACAGCGTCTTTGCGAGTCGGATGATCGCGCTCATTTCTGTGCCTTCCTCTCGTCACGCAGCCTCTTGCCAAGCGACCGGAATAGTTCGTACCTCGGCAGTAGCTCTGCCGGAACCTGCGGCAACACGTCCTTCGGGATGTAGCTCTCGGTGTAGTCCCGGGCGAAGTCGCCAAACTCTTCGGCTAGCAAGCGGCGTGCGTCTGAGTATTGATAACGCGGGTCCACGTCCTGCACCTTCACGCCTGTCAAGCTGTTGATCAGCATCTTGGCGACACGCTGTTGCATGTCGGGAACGCGAGAGTCCACAAGCGGACTGATCACGCTGGAGATACGCGGGCCGGGGATCAGGTCGATGGCCTGCCGCAGCACCGGATTCATGTTGGTCTTCGATCCGCTCAACTCTCGATAGATGCGGTCGAGCGCGTTGTCTGATTGTTGCAGTGGGCGGCGCGAGAACAGGTCGCGGTCAAACGCAAGCTCGGTCAGGTTTTGGAGGAGCGGGTTGGTCTGCTGCGCCAGATTGGCGAATGTGCTTTTGACGGTCGGATAGATGCCGGGGCCGGGCGAGAACAGTGACAGAGTGTCGAAGCCGGGGATATCGATGTCGCGTAGGAAGGTTGTGTTGCCGGTCTTACCCAGCCCCAGATACTGCTTGTATTCGTCTGGAATGCGAATGGCGAATTGCTGCCGCAGAGCCTCGGGCACGTAGGTGTTCTCGTCGGACTCTTGCAGTCGGTTGAACCCACGCACCGTCTGGGCATACGCGCCGCCGGGATTGGTCAGCAGTTCCTTGACGGCGTATGCACCTGACCTACTCGCGTAACTCCACCACGGAAAAATCGCTTTAAAAACGGACCTTTCCACGGGCGTTAAGCTTGAGTAATCAACGAGAGCTTCTGTGACACGTCGTGCCGCCTCGTCAGCAGACACGCCCTGCCGCATGAGCATGATCATGCCACCAAGGCGAGAGACGCTGTCGGTGTAGTCGTTGAGTTTCTGCGAGGCGTTGAGTACGGCGTTGCGTGTCTCGGCAGCAGGCAGCTTCTGGGCGTACGGAATCTGTACACCCTTGAAGGTGAAGTAGTCCTGCGCCATCTGAAGCGGATTGCGTGAGCCGTCCGGCACAAGCTCCTTGATGAAGTCGCCCGCCCGCTGCGGATTCATACCGGGCACAAGGCTGTTGAGGTCAGCCGTGCGATTGGAAGTCAGCAGATCGCTCGATGCGAGTGTCTGAAGGATGCCGGTGCGAGCCACGTCATCCTGCATCCGCGACAGCACCGCTTGGTCCGGCAGCTTGGTGTTGCCGGGCAGCTGACGAAGAAGCTCGGCAGCGGCCTTCGTATCACCGGACACGATCTTCTGTGCGGTGCGAATGCCGTACACCACATCCTGCGGGTTGCGACCTAGCGTCCACAGTTGGTAGCCGTTGCTATAGATATCGCGTGTGAAGCGACTTGGGAAAGCAAGCAGGAAGCCTTTGTATATTTGGCCGATAGCGTTGAAGATGCCCGCGACTTCCTCTTGGGCGCGTGGCTTGGAGTAGAAGTCGTGAACCGCAGTCAGGCGGTTGACCACAACTTCTGGCACAGACCACTGGGCGAGGTTCACCGCATCGGGAGACTGGTTGTTGATCGCGGCGATCTGCCGCTTGAGGATGTTGACAACGGAGTTCGATGGGTTGCCGGAAGACAGCGTCTGCAATCCGGTCTTCTGTGCGATCTCTGTCAACGCACGGTCGAGCGGCTTACGATTGGTGCCGGGGAGAGAGTTGGCAAAGGCACCGTCGCCTGCAAACTCTGCTGCTTCGGCAAGGCTCTGGTATACGGTGCGAGCGTTAGCACGGGCTGTTGCCTGAGCGGTTGCAGCGCGAGCGATAGGGGCCAGCGGATGCTCGCTAAAGAATGGCATGTCGGCGGGCAGACTCGGGTCTTTGCGCATGTAGACGCGAGCGATGCCTTCTGCCTGCCCTTGGGAGATGACCTGCTTCTCGTCAAAGACAGTGCGGGTCTTCGGCTGCATGAGAGGCTTGCCGGTCGCCTTGTCGATCCGCACCGTGCCGCGCTTCGTGCGGACCATGCGCATCTTCGGGTTGCCTGCCTCGTCCAGCACGGCCTCTGTGATAGCCTTGCCCTGCGCGTCGAGTTGCGGCACGAACGTCTTGAACGGTGTGACGCGAGGATCGTATTGCACGCCGATCTTGGCGAGGTACGCTCGGGCTTCTGGGGTGTCGGCACCGTGCTTGTAATCGAGGAACCGCTTTATCTCGGCACCCACTTCAGCAACGGACAGACCGCTCTTCTCACCCTCGCGGACGAACTGCTGAACCTTCGGAAGCAGCGTGATCTGCCGCAGGTCAACCGTGCCCCCCGGAGTCATAAGATTCTTGTTGCGAATCTCGTTCTCTAGTGAGCGGGTGTAGTAGGCGTTCTGGGACAGCCCACTCCCGTAGTCGCCAAACTTTCCTTCCTGCCCGCGTCGAGGGAGCCACTCCACGCCGTACGGGTCTTTCATCCTGCGGCTGACCATGCCCAAGTCCTTGGCTTGGGAACGAATGTCATCGCGGAACTTGTTGAAGCTATCGACAATCTTGTCAGTGGTCTCGGCCCCGATGGCAGATCGCAGCCGCATGTCGCCCTGAGTCGGGACGTTCTCATACATGCGTGTCAGGAAGTCGCCGCCCTGTGGAGAGTTCAGCGTGTCAGCACCAAGCAGCCGCTGTGCCTCATCTGACAACACGGTGCCGGTGACAAGTCGGGTGTGTTGCGATGCAACCGTTCGGGCCGCAGCCTTCTCCGCCTGCAAGTCATCCCAGTGTCGGAGGTTCATCAGCTGATCGTACGATCCGCTGCGCCCGCCTACACGTTGATCGAACCACGCACTGGCAGTACGGGACAGAGGCGACCACCGTGCCATCTGCCCGCCCGCATCGAGCAGGTCGAGCGACTTCTGTACCAGCGGGTTCTGTGGATTGAAGACTATCGGGTCGTGCAGATTGAAGTAGTTGATGCCAAAGGCACCACCAAGTTTCTGCCCCTTGACTGAGTCGTAATCAACGCCCTGCTTTTTCAGATAACGCTGCACGTCTTCCAGTGCTTTGACTGGATCGGTGGACGCTTGGATCGTTTGCTCAAGCGTGACGTTTGATCGAGCAACTCGCGGCCCAACCAGCGGGCGATAGGCGGCATTCTCTTTCGTTATTGCCTTACCCGCTGGAAGAAGGTCACCAAGGAACTGGTAGGCGTTTCGTCCGGTAGCAAGTGCGCCACGCGCTTTGTCGATGCCCATCGCAGCAAGGGCGGCATCGGATGCGTTGTTGAGAATGCCTGCGGCTTTTGCGGCCTTGCCCGCTTTGGACAGGGTGCTGAGTGGCCCTGTCACGATGGCCAACGGATCGGTCGCGACTTCCGCAGCCAGCCCCGCAAACGCGCGGTAGTATGGGTTGGCATCCTTGCCGAGAACGCCAGCCTTCTCCAGCATCTCCGCACCACTTACGCGGCGGTCCTCGTCAAACGAGAAGCCGCTGGTGGGATCGCCAGTGAGCAAGCCTCGGCCGATGGCACCGGGCGTATCAAGAGCGGTCGTGATCGCCCCAAGCGCGCCGCCCGCCTGCCGCTGCATCGCAGCCAGCATGGTGTCCTGTTCAGCAACAGGCATGTCATCCATGCTGTCGCGATCAGGCCGATAGCCAGATGGGCCAAGCATGCCAGTGGCACGCATTAGCTGCGCACGCGCAGGTGAGGATGCGAGAATGGATAGCGGGTCCATTGCTACATCCTGTATTTGCGAGCGGGAACGCTACCGGCAACGGTAGTCGGCTGCTGATACGAAAGCCCCATCGGCGGAGTCCAGTCGGAGCCGGATGTGTCAAGCTGCTTGGCTGGCATCCCTTCCTGATACTCAAACCGTTGACGGTTGGTGCCAGAGTCCAGTAGCTGGTTGCCAAGAAGGCTCGGCGTCTCAAGTCGCGGAACCTGCCCCATCTGCTCGTCTTGCTGTCGAGCGACAGGATTAGGGGTTTCCGTTCGGTTGGCGACCATCGGAGCTTCCGGTGGTCGGTCATCGCCCGGCTCGGGCGGCGGCTTCGATGTGGGCGCATCATCCAGCAGTCCAGCCACTGGGCTTTTCTGCTGCTGCTGCTGTACAGGCTGGCCTTTGGCAACCTCTGTCGCGGCGGTCTGCGACATAGCCTGCTCTGGCGGCTGCTGCGGAGCCTGCTGCTGCGGATCTTGGGCCTTCGTCTGCCCAGATGGCTCCTGTGGCTCGGGGGCGTCAGGGGCGGACTGTGGCGCACGCGCAGCATAGGTCGGCATCGAGCTTCCGCCCCCGCCGCCGCCGCCACCACGGCGCATCATGCCGCCCATTAACCCGCCGCCAAGGAGTCCGCCAAGAAGTCCAAGCATTAACGCCCCCTACCTAGCAGGTCGGCCTTCAGTTCTGCGATGCCTTTGACATAGCTAGTAGGCTCCGCATCGTTCTCGCCTTTGTCGATGGACGAAAGCTCCTTCTCGAAATCGTTCTCTAGCGCACCCTTGTAAATCTGCTTCCGCCAGTGATCGTTGCTCACTTCTTCAATGGACTTGGGTTGGCGACCGCCACCACGGTAGCCACCACGGTAGCCACCTCGGTAGCCACCGCGACCGCCGCCGCCACGGTATCCACCACCACCACCTCCGCCACCACCTCCGCCGCGTCGGCTCAAGATAAGACTGATGATTGCTGGGATGAGCGCGCTCATTACATGTCTCCGCGATGGAACCGTGGCAGTTCAGAGGCGGCTGGGGGGGTTGCTTGCGCACCGGGCGAAGGTGCAACATCGGGCTTGGACGAAGGGAACCATGACCCCTTCACCCGGTCTGGGTTGATAGGATCGCCGCCACCAGCTTTGGCATTGGCTATTGCAATGTCCGCCTCAATAAACCGGAAGTAAGCAAGAGAGTCGTTGGATGCTCGGTCTCGCACGGCGGCAATCGCATCGGCCTGCGCTTCTTCCGGCAGCTGGCTGATTCGCCCAGCCTCTGAGGTGATGTACCGCTCGGTCACAAACCTCTGCAACGGAGCCAGCACGTCGCTGTTGAGTGCGGTGCTGACTTCGTACCAGCTTCTGCCAAGCAATCCGCTTTGGCCGTAGCCATTGGCAATGGCAGTGGTCGAGCGTCGAAGTGCTTCGTTGTGCGTCTTGCTGAAATCAGGGTCATACAACTGATCAGTATTGAACTCGACCGGCTTGCCTTCGTTGTCTTTCCCAACCATGCCAGCGGTGCGAGCCATGCGGACCTCGTCGCTGGGGCGGGCAGTCATGCGTTCGTGAAACTGCGATGACTGCAAGAACATGTGAATGGCATGTCCTGCGGTGCCGATGCGAAGGTACTCACGATACCGCTCATCCAGCGGCTTTAGTGCAACATTCGGCTGAAGGATCGTGGGTGGTGCGCCGGGTTCGCCTCGCCCAAGATTCGGCTTCGCCATGGTGTTGGTGTCAGCGACCAAGCGGGCGGCAGCGTAGTCGGCTGGCGACTCGCCTCCCTCGATAGTGCGGCGCAGCAGCGTGTTCATTCGCTGGTGGTAGTCGAGAGAGTTGCCGTCCTGCGCCATGGCCGCAGTCGCATCATTGACCTTGGCTTGCGAATACTTCTCGGCAGCATCAGCAGCGACTTGGATGTCCTGCTGATCAAGCATTCGCCCGGTGTTAACCTTGTTGATCTCATCAGCCTTTTCGCGGGCATCACGGGCGAGCATGCGTTCGCCAGCCAGAACCTTGAGGCGCGCGTCCTGCGTGGCAAGTGCGGCTCTTGCAGGCTGGCTGTCTGGAGCGTCATATGGGATGGAGCCAGACTGGGCCAAGCCATCGTTGACCATTGCCTCGCCGCGCTCCTTGAGCGTCATGGGCTTGGCTGGCTTCGCAGAAGTGGTGGTAGACGTGACCACTGGAGAGGACACGGTGGTCGCCATAGGCGAAGACATGGGCGTCGAGTAGACGGTGGACGAGCTAGGCGTCGAGTACACCGTTGTTGGAGCGGCCATCGGAGCATAGGAGCGAACGCCGCACTGGCCGTTCGGGCATCCGACTTGGGTGATATAGCCGTCCTGCGGCTCGTCGGAGTCATCCTCCTGCGGAGATGAGTATCCGCCCCCGCCACCACCCCGCCGATTGCCGATGAGGGCCGGGATGATGTTCACCGATGGAGTGTCCATAACGCCGCTGAAGTCGCCAACGTCCACGCCCTGTAGACGGTCCATGGCGGCTGCGCTGTCTAGCGGAGTCAGCATGTCCTCCGTGCGCTTCCGTCGAGCAGTACGCCCTGCTTGCCGGGCCTGATTGACGCCAGATAGATAGTTGGGCTGTGGCTCTGCCATGTTGTTCCTCTGTCTGCTTATGGCTGCGAGTTCAGCGATTCCCACAGTGCCACATCGGCGGCGTATGCCGCACGAACCGCTGCCTCCTCCTCTGCCGTCAGGGCGGGCTTACCCTCTTCTGCCTCCGCGTTGAGTTGCGGCACTGGAGTCTCCAGCCCCAGCCATTCCGCACATGCGTCGATCTGCGCCGGGAACGCGAAGTGCGTGACCCCTTCGGTCAGCAGCCCCATGCTGTCGAGCGGCCAGAAGTGAACGTCAGAGTCCCGTCGCGCCAGCCCTTCCTCGACGCTCACTCCCTGACGCGCACACGCAGAACGGAACCGCTCCACTGGATCGCGGACGAGGCAGCACAGACCCCCCGCTGGTTCGTCTGCTTGGAGAGGCGAGCCGATAGTGTCGGTGGTCGCGTTGATCGGATGCCACCCGTCGCCGGGTGTGCGGTCGGCAGCCGGGATAGCCTGCCATATGATCGCATAGCTGCCGCTGCGCGGGACAAGCGCGAATCGCCGGTCGTTCGGCAGTGTGATTTTTGCGCCCTTCATTGTTCGCCTCATGTGATTGTGATTGTGCCGGTGTATCCGCCGCTGTACCGCGACGCGCGCAGGTCAACGATATAGTCGCCGGGGTTCATCGTAAGCGTCTTAGTCAAGCCATACGGGTACGGGGCCGAATAAGTGCCATTCTTATCTAATGTCCAACCCGAATTATTGTAGTTGACAATAGAACGTAGTGCATTTACGCCGC